AACACAGGCGTTGGACATGGTACTTTAGGCTCTAACACAACAGGCTCAACCAACACAGCCGTTGGTCGTGATGCACTCCAAGCCAACACCACAGCCTCTAACAACACTGCTGTAGGTTATCAGGCGGGGTATACAGGGTCAACAAACTGCGGTAACTCAACATTAATCGGCTACCAAGCGGGTTATACACAAAACAACGGAATTGTTGGAGCATCAGAAAACACTTTTGTCGGATACAAAGCTGGCTATGGGGTAACCACTGGTGTTAAAAATACCTTTATTGGCGGTGGTGTTGGTGGCGGTGTGGGTGCTGGCGGCGCAGTAACTACTGGATATAACAACACCATCATTGGAACTTACACAGGCAACCAAGGCGGCTTAGACATTCGCACAGCAAACAACTACATCGTGCTGTCTGATGGGGATGGGAATCCTAGGCTAATCATAAATGGCTCTACTGGATATTTTCAAACTGGACTTGGTGCATCGTCTCCATATAACGCAACAACTGCATCAGCGGCAAATGTAAATATTTTTTCAGATGGCGCTCTTTATCGCTCCACTTCTGCATTGAAGTACAAGCAAGATATACGAGATATTGAGTCTATTGACATTAATCTTTTGCGTGGTGTCCGCTATAAATCAAAATGTAAAGGCGATGACCAAACTAAAGACTATTTTGGTATTGTTGCGGATGAAGTTGATGCCGCAGGAATTAAAGAATTGGTCAGCTATGGCGCAGAAGGTGAAGTTGAAGGATTCCAATACGAACGCCTGACCGTGGTATTGCTCAAAGCAATACAGACACTCAAAGCAGAGCTTGACAGCCTCAAAGCCCAAATCAACGGAGCATCAGCATGACCACCTTCACCACGACCATCACGGCCATGTACACCTTGCAACAGCCTGATCCCAACTATGTGGTCAATGTGCTGTGGCAAGTCACGGGCGTGGACGGGGAGTACACCGCCAGCATCGGCGGCAACACCACCTTTGATTCCAATCAGGCCGAAACATTCATTCCGTATGCAGACCTGACAGAAGCCATCGTCATTGGCTGGATTCCAGAACAAGCTACGGCAAGCGCACAAGCCTGTGTGCAGGGCCAGATCGACAGCATGATCACACCGCCTGTTAGTCCACAGAACACCCCTCTTCCTTGGAGCGCATAAATGACCACGACCATCAATGCCAGCACCACGGCTGGCTTAGTTCAAACTGCTGACACCAGCGGCGTGTTGGCGCTTCAAACTGCGGGGACTACGGCGGTTACTGTAAATGCTTCACAGAATGTGGGTGTTGGTACTGCTTCGCCTAGCTCAAGGCTGACAACCTCTGGGACAACGGGCACTGCTAACGGGCTTACGATTATTGATACAGACTACAGCAACGACACGCATCAAATTTACGGAAACAACTCACTGCATCTTTCCGCAGGCACAGGAGGTGCGGGGGCAATTTTATTTAGAACGGCTGGCACAGAACGAGCACGTTTTAACTCCACGGGCGCACTTGTTCTTGCTGGTGGTACAACTACGGCAAATGGTATCGGCATCACCTTCCCCGCAACTCAATCAGCATCAACCAACGCAAACACTTTGGATGATTATGAAGAGGGGACTTATACCGTAACGGCATCATCTAACTCTGGTTCTATAACCTCTTACACGGCTTATGGAACTTATACAAAAATTGGCAGACAAGTATTTTTATCGGCAAATGTGAATGTTATTACTGCTGGAACCGCTAGTGGGGCTTTAATTATTTCCATACCGTTTACAGCCCCAAACACTGCGTATCAATATTTCTATGGAGTGGGGTCTGAAACACAATTAACAGGGAATGGATACCAAGTATATATAGCTCCAAATTCTACAAATGCAGTCATGGTAACTTATGCCGGTCTTGGTATTACATACGCAAACGGCACAAGTTATGCTTTTAGCATGAACTATTTTGTATCTTAATAAGGAAACAACAATGTCACTCACCAAATCAACCACCATCGACCAAATCACTGTCACTGAGAACGGCATCGTGCTGTACCGTGAAGCCACACGCATCATGGAAGACGGCAACGAACTGAGCCAAACCTACCATCGTTCAAGCCTCACGCCGGGGCAAGACTTGACGGGCATCCCCGCCAATGTCGTTGCACATTGCAATGTGGCTTGGACTGCTGAAGTCATTGCGGCGTATCAAGCACAAGTGGCCGCACAACAAGCTGGAGCATAACCATGTCACTGATTCTTTCTGGAACAGACGGGCTGTCGGATGTTGACGGCACTGCCGCAACCCCTGCTATCAGGGGAACGGACGCAAACACAGGCATCTTCTTCCCTGCGGCTGACACCATTGCCTTTGCTGAAGGTGGTGTAGAGGCCGCAAGGTTTGATAGCTCTGGTAACTTTGGCTTGGGTGTTACGCCTAGTGCTTGGCAAGTAAACAATCGGGCAATACAGTTGCTTGAAGGTTATGCAAGTATTTCTTCCAACAATTCCCAAGGTTGCTGTGATGTTGCTTTTAACTGTTTTAACGCAGGTTCTGCGGCTACTTCAGGTTGGAAATATACAAACACAGGAGTTGCCGTTTCTTTATTTCAACAGCAAGCGGGAGCATTTAAGTTTCTTACAGCAGCCTCTGGCACAGCAGGTAACGCCATCACCTTCACCCAAGCAATGACGCTTAATGCTTCTTCGCAGTTGTCTATTGGAACTACGAATGCTGACGGGCGTTTGTGTTTGCAAGAGACTGCTGCTGGCGCTGGTGCTACTTTCTACAGCACCGCAGGAAACTCTGGTGGTCAGATTGGAACAACCAACGAATCTGGCGCTAATAACGGCGTTGAAATTAATGCTTATCGCGGTAGTGGCAAGATTATTTTTAAGACAAACAATGCGGAAGTCGGCAGATTTGATAGCTCCGGTAACTTGCTGGTGGGGGCAACTGCAACTGCCGCATATTTTGACGGAAAAGTTAATTCTTATTCGGCATCATCTGTTCCTTCTTTTGCGGGTAAACAAGGTGCTGCAACTGCCGCTGTTAATGTTGCATGGAATGCCGCAACATCTGGGGATAATATTTTTGAGTATTTTGTAACTGAAGCAAGCCCAACAGTACGAGGCGGTATTAATTACAACCGAGCAGCAGGTCTTGTTGTTTACGCCACAACTTCTGATTATCGAGCTAAAGAAATTAGCGGCCCTGTTGTTAATAGTGGTGTATTGATTGATTCAGTACCTGTTTACATGGGCACAATGAAAGGCGCAACACAAGAGCGCCCAATGTTCATTGCTCACGAAACCCCAGCTTACGCACACTCTGGCGAAAAAGATGCTGTTGATAAAGATGGCAATCCTGTTTATCAGCAAATGGATACATCGGCACTTGTACCTATTTTGTGGGCTGAAATTCAATCCCTTCGTAAACGCCTTGCGGCACTGGAGTCAGCATGATTAAACTGGAACTGCCAATTGACGCTGTAAACATGATCCTTGGGGCTTTGGGGGAACTCCCAGCCAAGACCAATGCAATGGCGCTGATGTTGCTCATCAAAGAGCAGGCCGACCCCCAAGTGCCTCCTGAGACTGTGGAGCAGCCATTGACCCAGTAACGGCCTTTGCCCTGTGCAAAGGGGCATATGAAGGAATCAAGGGCTGCATCAGCGTTTACCAAGACCTGAAAAAGACAGGCAACGATCTGACAAAGATCACGGGTGAAGTTGGTACAGCCCTTTCAAGTTTCTTCAAGGGCCACGCAGAATTGGAGGCCAGCCATGAGAAGGCCGAGGCCCAGCGGGAAGACAACCAGAAAAAGGGGATTAAAGACAACCTTGCCACACAAGCCATAGACAATGTGATGTATCTGCGGCAGACCAAGCAGTTTTACGCCGATCTTGAGAAAATGGTGCGCTGGGAGATGGGAATGCCTGATATGTGGCGTGACATCGTAGAAGAGTACCAGCGGCTCTTAGACCAGAAATCGGAACAGGCGGCCCTGGAACTGTACCAAAAGCGGGTGAAAGCATGGCGGCGACAAAGGTTAAAAAATCAGATACTGGACAGGGTGCTGGAAACGCTGGTGGTGGTTTTCGTAATCGGATACCTGATATGCCTAATGTGGATAATCAGTCTTCATCATCGGGGTCGTTTGGATACCTTTTTGTCCTGACACTGTTTGCACTGGTCTTTGTGCTGATGATCCCTTTGGTGGGGATGCTATATGTAGATACCATGGTTGTGAAACGGGAGGCCCGAGCGCAAATGGAAAAAACCGAAAAACTGCGAAAGCAGATTGAAGACGAAAGAAAAAAAGATGACGGAAAAACTGGAAGCCAAGTCGGCCCTCATTGAAAAGGTGGCGTTTGCCCTGCTGCCAATCCTGTTCACTTGCGTGGTCTACCTGATGAACGCCTTGTCCACTTTGTCGCATGAAGTGACCATTCTGAACAACAAGATCAGCTTGGTGGTGACCTCAGACAACAAGCAGGCCAGCAACACTGGGGCAGAGCTTGCCCGTGAGAAGCTGCGCCAAGACTTGGAAAAAGAAGTGCAAAAGAACCGGGATGACATTCAAGTCAACCGGATGCACATCGCCATTCTTGAAGAAAAAATTGGTGTCACTCAACGCATAAAAGGAAAATAATGCTCACTCTGTTCTCATCCCTCATCAGCTTTCTCATGGGCGGCTTGCCCAAGATTCTGGAATTCTTCCAAGACCGGGCCGACAAGAAGCATGAAATTGCCCTTGCCGCCATGCAGACCGAGCGGGAACTGGCGCTCAAGAAAGCTGGCCTGGAAGCGCAAGAGCGTATTGAACACATCCAGACTGAGCAGATTCAGATCAACGCAGAAGTAACCAACGCCCAGACTGCCATGCAGGAGCGCCAAGCTCTGTATGCACACGACATAGCCTTGGGCCAAGGGGCCAGCACCTGGGTCATCAATATGCGTGCGGCAACCCGCAGCGTCATTACCTACGGCATGTTTGCCATGTTTATGTTCGTGGAAATCTTTGGCTTCTATTACGCATGGCACACAAACGTGGAATTCACCGTGGCGCTGGACAACCTGTGGGACGATGAAACTCAGATCATCTGGGCGTGTATCGTGAGCTTCTGGTTTGGCGGTCAGGCGTTTAAGAAATGAATCTCAGCCCAGAGGCCATCAAGGTCATCTGCCACCATGAGGGCATTCGGTTTAAACCATACCGCTGCCCAGCACAGCTTTGGACAATAGGAGTTGGACATGTACTTTACCCAGATCAAGGCAAGCTACCAATGGATCAAAGAGGCGCTTACCCGCTTCGCTCAGAAGATAACCGGGTTTTTTCAAAGGATGAAGTAGATGGGATTCTCAGAAGCGATCTTGCAAGGTTTGAGCGTGGAGTGGCTCAGTTCTGCCCCGTTCCCCTTACACAAGGTATGTATGATAGCCTTGTTAGCTTTAGTTTTAATGTCGGTCTTGGAACACTCCAGCGTTCAACGCTTCGTCAAAAGCTGCTTCGGGGCGATAAAGCGGGTGCTGCGGAAGAACTATTGAAGTATTGCATGGCTGGTGGGAAAATACTCAAAGGGCTGCAAAATCGGCGTATCGATGAACGAGCCATGTTCTTGTCATAAGGTAGACCATGCCACTCAAAAAAATTCAACTCAAGCCCGGTGTAAACAGAGAAAACACACGCTACACCAGTGAGAATGGGTGGTATGACTGCGACAAGATTCGCTTTCGCCAGGGTACGCCAGAGAAGATTGGTGGCTGGCAACAAATCTCTGCAACTACATTTCTTGGGTTTTGCCGCTCTCTGTGGGCCTGGGTGACTCTGGGCAATTTAAACCTGCTGGGTGTTGGCACAAACCTGAAGTTCTACATTGAGCGGGGCGGTGTTTATAACGACATCACCCCAATCCGTGAAACGGTAACCCTGACCAACCCGTTTACAGCAACAAATGGCTCCACCACCATTGCGGTGGCTGACACAGCCCACGGGTGCATTACGGGTGACTACGTCACCTACAGTGGCGCAGGTATAACCAGCCTTGGCGGGACTATCACAGCCGCAGTCCTAAAGGGTGAGTTCCAGGTTACGGTCATTGACATAAACAACTACACCATCACTGCATCAGTTGCGGCCAATGCCACAGATGCGGCTGGCTCTCCCGGTGGCGGTACAGTCGTTACCCAGTACCAGATCAACACTGGGCCTTCATTCACCGTTCCGCTGACAGGCTGGGGCACTGGGCCTTGGGGCTATGGGACATGGGGTAACGGCCAAGTACAGACCGATGCTATGCGGTTGTGGAGTCAAGTTAACTTTGGTCAGGACTTAATATTTGGCCCACGGGTTGGGGCTATTTATTATTGGAACGCCAACCTTGGCGTGGCGGCTTCAGAGTTCACAGTGACCATCGCAAACCCTGCGGTTGTAACTTTTGCCTCTTTGAGCGGAATTCCCAATGGAACAGCAATCCAACTCACCACTACGGGTGCTTTGCCAACTGGCTTGGCTGTGGGCACGGTCTACTATGTGGCTGGCTCCTCTGGGGCAACCTGTAATCTGACCGCCACCTTTGGCGGTGTAAACATTATCACCACCGGGACACAGTCTGGCACTCATTCTGTCTCTCCACGGGGCATAAACATCGTCAGTTTGGCAAGCGCTTCTGCTTGCCCAATCATCCAAAACTACATTACGGTGTCTGATACAAGCCGGTTCGTGTTTGCTTTTGGAACCAACGATTACGGCTCAACCACCCAAGACCCCATGCTGATCCGCTGGTCTGATCAAGAGTCTGTGGTGAACTGGACACCTGCTGCCACCAATCAGGCGGGTAGCCTTCGCCTGTCACATGGCTCTGAGATCATTACAGCCATGCAGGCCCGTCAAGAGGTGCTGGTCTGGACGGACTCATCCTTGTATTCCCTGCAATATGTTGGTGCGCCCGTTGTGTGGGGTTCTCAGCTTGTGGGCGACAACGTTTCCATAGCATCTGAAAACTCAGTGGCATATGCCAACGGCGTGGCCTACTGGATGGGCGTGGACAAGTTCTACAAGTACCAGGGAACAACCCAGACTCTGAACTGTGACCTGTGGCAGTATGTCTTCCAAGACATCAACAAGCAGCAGTTTGATCAAGTGTTTGCCGGGACAAATGAAGGCTTCAATGAAATCTGGTGGTTCTACTGCTCTGGCACAAGCACCACGGTGGACAGCTATGTAATCTTCAACTACGCAGAAAACCAAGGCCAGGGGTGCTGGTATTACGGCTCTTTGGCCCGTACAGCATGGCTGGATTCTGGCTTGAGGGACTACCCCCTTGCCGCCACCTATGAGAAAAATCTGGTTGACCATGAGGTTGGTGTGGATGACAACACCACAGGAACGGCTGTGGCAATGGAGTCCTTCATTACCTCCGCAGAGTTTGATGTGGAAGACGGGGACAAGTTTGGCTTTATCTGGCGTGTGTTGCCTGATGTGAAGTTTGTTGGATCAACCGCAGCAAACCCACAGATTACGATGTATCTCAAGCCCATGCAGAACTCAGGCTCTGGGTACAACGTACCTCCATCTCTGGCCGGGTCAGACAACGCCACTGTCACTCGCACGGCAACAGTTCCAATTGAAGAGTTTACAGGTCAGGTGTACATCAGGGTTCGTGGCCGTCAGATAGCCATGGAGTACCGATCAACTACGCTTGGGGTTCAGTGGCAAGCTGGCTCACCCCGTATCGACATTCGCCAGGACGGCAGACGATGACTGACATTCGCAAGTTTGTAGCGCCTGCGCTATCAACTGTACCGCTTGCGTATGAGAAGCTGAACGAAGATTTGTTCCGCAACATGTTGCGCCTGTACTTTAACCAGATTGATGGCGCGGCTCAGCAATTGATCACAAATAACAACCTGCTATATTCTGTTTACACAGTGGCTACGCTGCCCAGTGCAGCTACCAGCGGCACGGGCGCTAGGACATTTGTGTCTGATGCCTTAGCTCCAGTGTTTGGAGCAACCGTGGCAACCGGCGGGGCAATAGCCACCCCTGTGTATTCAGACGGCACGAATTGGAAGGTGGGCTGACATGGAGCAAATGACCGTCAAAGAAATCCTTGCCATTGATCTGGCAAAGAACTACAAAGATGAAAATGCCACCGTGGATGAATACTATGACGGGTTGCAGAATGTGCTTAAACAAGACAAAACGCTTGAGCAAGTCGGCAATACGTTGTATATACAGAAACAAGTTGCCCCAGACGTAATGGAATTTCATTGTGCAAATGCTGACTCAAAGGCCAACTTTATCAAGAACGGCGCAGAGTATTTGCAGAAACTCCAAAATCAAAATTACAAAAAAGCCTACACCACCTATGATGACCCACGGTGTGAAGATTTTTTAAAAGGCTTTGGTTTTCCCTATGAGATACAAAAAATAGATCAAGGGAAAAATGCAACATATAAAGCGGAAGTGAGCTTGTAATGGGATTCCTCCAACAGATAACAGGCGGCGGGAACATCATTCCCGGCGTAGATAACCCATTTCAAAGCGGCCAGACAGTTTGGTTACCCGGCGCTGGCGGTTTAAACCCGCTCAACTCACAATCAGCGGTTGGGCAACTGACCAAAGACCTTGGTGCTTTAAACCCATATAACCCTGATTCCGTTGCTGGCAAAGTTGTTGACAATATTGGCAAGGACATGGCCGCAGACCCAGCCAAATGGGTTGCTATTGCGGCGGCTGTGGCAACAGGTCAATTGTGGGCTATTCCTTATATCAATGGAGTGGCGGCGCTTACCAAAAAGAACAGTACCCCTGAGGAGTGGCTTACAGAGGGCATAAAAGCCGCCGCCATTCAATATGGTGGAGAGTGGGTTTCCGAAAACGTTGCGGGGTCTGCGGGGTATGTGGATTACGACACAATGGATTGGGTTCCCGGCACGGGAGTCACGGGCGCAACCGGATCAGCCGCTGTTGGAGCAACTTCGGCAAACATTGCCCGGAACATCTTTGCCACTGCCGCCCGACAAGGCAGCACAGACATTAATAGCGCTCAAATTGTCACCGGGGCAATTACCAGCGAAGCGTTGAATGAAGCATTTAAATACATGCCTGGGTTTGATGGGCTCACCAAGGGTGAGCAGTCGGCTACTGTCAACGCTTTTAAGGTTGCTTTTAACAAAGACAGCAATGCCGCCTATCAATTGTTTAACCAGGGTTTTGATGCCACTATAAAAGGGTTGAACAAAGCCGCAGTATCCGCAGGATACAAAGATATAAACGAGCGGAATGCGGTAAACAATTTTGTCATGGCGGGCGGTAGCAAGGAAGACATTGACGCATTAACCCAAAGAGAAAAAGCCTCAGAAGATGCGCAAAATGCTTATGTGCCAGAACTTGAAAAGTACAACACTTGGAATGACAAGGTTGCCAAATATAACGAAGGACTGGCCCGGTACAGCCAAGTCATGCCTTATGGCGAAAAAGTTGCGTTGTATAAATCGTTAAACGCTGATTGGGCTTGGATGCAAGATGCCAAAAATCAGCCTATGGCATACAACGAGCTATATAGCCTGTGGGAGAACTCCGACAAAGTCTGGAATGAATCGTATGCCTACACAAGAAACCTGAAGACCTTGCAAGATGAGGGTTGGGATACTTTGGCCCAGCAAAAAGAAGCAGCGGACCTGGGGTTTATAACTCCTCGTGATTATGATGTTTACCTGACCGATCAGAAGATTGCCCAAATTGCAAAAGATAATGGTTTTGATAGCGTAGAACAGATGCGAGAGGCGGGAGCCGTTGGCATCTCAACCCGCGCAGCTTACGACACATGGCTGGCAGAGGAAGAAGAGCGGCGCAGGGAAGCAGAGCCTGAACCTGAGCCTACCCCGGACCCAGAACCTGAGCCTACCCCGGACCCCATACTGGACCCCATACTGGACCCAGAGCCTGAGCCTACCCCGGACCCAGAGCCTGATCCCACACCGGACCCAGAGCCTGAACCTGATGTCTGTGCCGAAGGTTGGCATTGGGACGGCAGCATGTGCGTGCCCGACGATGAGGAGCCGCCTGAAAAGCCTGAAGACTGCCAAGAGGGCTACGTATATGATTTTGCGTCTGGAGCATGCGTTCCAATAGACGGCAAAGAACCAATAGAAGGCCCGGAAGACTGCGCCGAAGGTTGGCATTGGGACGGCAGCAAGTGCGTATTGGACGACGATGTAGGGGAACCCACTGACTGCCCTGAGGGCTATCTGTACAACATGGAGACCCGGAGTTGTGAGTCAATCAGCGACCCAACGCTCCCCAAGGTTCCTACAATAAGGCTCCCCAAAACGCCGACGACGCCCAAAACACCGACGACGACGCCCAAAACGCCGACGACCCCAGTTACAACTCCGACGACCCCGACGGCTACCGACCCCAACCAAAATAATATGGCGCTATTTGCATTGATGGCGTCTTTGGGAGATCAACCGGCGGCAACCCCCGCTCCGGCGGTGGACAACACTCCGTCAGAGCCGTTTGACTTCACCAGCGAGTTTGAAGTAAACCCTTTTGCAAAAGGGCAATCCGCATCTAAAATGGCCCATGGCGGGTCGGTGGATGAATTGTTAGAAATTCTGAGAAGGAATTGATATGGCGCTGTTTATAAACGAATATGGGGACTACGAAGATGACGGCATGGGCGACCCCAATGACTTCACAATCATAGACCCCGGCGTTTTTACTGGCGGAGCGGACCCCGGAGACCCAGGAGACCCGGCAGACCCCGGTACATTTACTGGGGGAGTGGACCCAGGAGACCCAGGCCCCACCCCTGGGGATTACGGCGATGTCGCCAATGAAGATTGGGACAAATATCGTGCCCGGATTGAAGTCCTTCGGCCCGGTGCAACTATTGATGACCAAAAAGAATTTAATACTTGGGCCAAAGCCAAAGGTATTGCACAAAGTACTATAGATAGCCTCAAGACCGCGTTCAAAAAGCCTGACGGGTCCATCAATTGGTCTGCGCTTGGCGGTGTCGCCGGGGCCTTGTCGTCTGTGACTGGGCTAGGCCAACAGAAAGTTACTGGCGGGTATGCCGGGAGCATCCCAAACTACGCCGTATCCAAGGCAGCTATTAACTACAACGACCCAAACCGTCGGCCTGGGGCTTCAGGGCGCGACTACTTTACCGCCCCCAGGTATGCAACAAACCAAGCGGATTTGAATGCCGCAAACACGGCCACTGCCGCAGACGCGCAAGGCATTTTGAGCGGGTACAAAAAGACCACGGCAGACGAAGCTGCAAACCCATATACCAAAGCAGGCGTTACGGCGTTGGCAACACCTTGGGCTAAAACAAGCACCGCCACGGAGGCTGCACCTACTACCACTGCGGGCGCATCTAGCGTAAAGTCCATGCTGCCTACCCCGGAAGATGCAATCGCGTGGTACAAGCAAAACTCACCTTACAACGGACCTAAAACTATGGCAAGCGGCGGCATATTGAACATGGCAAAAGGGCGTTATTTGCAGGGCCCCACTGATGGCATGGCAGATAAACTGCCTGCGCACATTGACAATGACCAGCCTGCGGCTTTGAGCCATGGCGAGTTTGTGGTTCCTGCGGATGTCGTGTCTCACTTGGGCAACGGCAACAGCGACGCTGGTGCAAAGAAGTTGTACCAAATGATGGACCGCATCCGCGAAGCCCGCACAGGTACTAAAAAGCAGGGTAAGCAGATCAATCCGGACAAATTTATGCCCGGCGGAATCGTAGGCTACTCTTCTGGCGGGGGCGTTCAGCGCTTTGTTGGGGGTGGTACTCCTACCGCTGCCGATACTTCGACTGCTTCCACGCTGTCGCCTTGGGTTGGGGACTATGTAACCAGCACCCTGGGCAAAGCGCAATCGCTGGCTGACCAGCCATACCAAGCGTACAAAGGGCCCCTGACTGCCGGACCTTCTGATCTGCAACAACAAGCGTTTGCAGGTGCCAGCAACTTGGCCACTACTGGGTACACCCCAACGACCTACACAGGCGGTATTTTTGACGCTAACGCGGCAAAACAGTACATGAACCCATACTTGTCGTCGGCGCTCAACCCACAACTGCAAGAGCAACAGCGGGTGGCGGACATTGCCCGGGTAGCTGATGCTGGCCGGTTGACTCAAGCTGGGGCCTATGGCGGCGGGCGGCAGGCAATCATGGAGTCTGAGGGTCGCCGTAACTTGCTGGACAAGCAATCTTCACTGATCGGCCAGGGATACAACACGGCCTACGACAAAGCCATGGCTCAGTACAACGCAGACCAGCAACGCCGGTTGGACGCAGAGAAGTCCGGTGAAGCTTCACGCCAATATAGCGCTAACTACGGGCGCGATACGCTCAAGGATTTGGCTGGGCTGGGTGCCACGCAGCGCGACATTGAGCAGCAAGGCATTACCGCCGACGAGAAAGAGTTTGAGAAGCAGCGCGACTGGGACAAGCAGATGCAGCAATACAAGTTGTCACTGCTGGACAAGCTGCCGATTTCCACGGCGGTCAATACGGCCAATACCAACCCCCTGCTGAGTTTGATTCAGTCCAGCACGGGCACCGCTGACTTCTTGAAGAAGTGGAATGAAATCTTTAACCCTACGCCCCCAGCTAAGTAAGGACCAACAATGAACCTCGACCACCTTGACGAATTGTTGCAGTATGTGCCTGAGCCGATGCTGGATGCGTACTCTAAAGGCAAGAACCCCAGAGTAGTTCCGCCTTGGGCGGCTGCGGCAGCTTTGAGTGAGAAAGTAGCTGAGAAGCAGGCTAACACTGTTGCGCAGGGCGCAGCCCAAGGCCCCCAGCCAAGCGTTATGGACCAGCTTCGCCAAAAAGCCGCTACGCTTAATACTCAGGCGCAGATGCAACAGAGCCAAGGCCAAGGCGGACTGCCCGGGATGCTCCCCCAACCCCGTATGCAGCCACAAGCAGAACCCGACGTTCAGATGGCCGCATCGGGCGGCTTGATGGGTGTGCCTGTGCGCGGTGATATGTTTGGCATGGCCGGTGGCGGCATTGTCAGTTTTGAGGCTGGCGGTAGCAGCGCGGACGCCATTCTGCGTGCGTATTTAAAAGAAAAAGGGATAACTACGGGGGAGTTTGCTAACTTGTCGCCCGACGAGCAACGCGCCGAGCGGGTAAAAGCTGGGGCTGTGCTTCCTGAAACTGCGCCATCCGACTCGACAAAACCCAAAACTGCCAGGGCTCCCACCATGACGGAGCGTGGCATCAGAGGCATAAGTTCTGCTGGTAGTGCTGTAAATACGGGCGCTAATGCAGCAAGCGGAATGTTGAATAAAGCCGCAGGACCGTTAGCCGCCGCTTCGCTTTTGCCTGAGTTGTACGGCACATCTCCAGAAGAAGTGGCAACGCTTAAAGCAGCGGAAAAACCCAACGCTGTTGGGAGAGACACCCCTGACCAAAACATGGTTGAGCGGCTTATTACTGGTCTGTTTTCTCCCAAAAAGGTTGAGCGCCCGCCTGTTGATTACGGGAATACTGGCAACTACGGCAATGAAGGCCGCGCATACCCACAACCCAACGTGAGTGCTGGGGAGGGCGCAAAGCAAGCGGAGTACGCACGGCTGATTAAGCAAGGTATGCCCCCTGAGATGGCAGCAAAAGCGGCGGGTATGTCTACCGCTACGCCAGCAGCCGCCGCTCCAAAAACCGGGTTGCCCGGAATGCTTCAGCAACGTCCTGTTGCCGCTGGTCCCAGCGCTGGCCCTGCCGCTACTGGTGGTTCTGGTGCCTTGGATACCTACAACAAAGACCCGGCAGTTGCATTTGCTCGGAACTACTTGTCTGAGTCCCCAACGCTTCCCGCTGTGACCAAAGACTTTGGGGAGTATCAACAGCAACAGGAAGCCAAGCTGCGTCAGGCAGGCGTCAAGCCTGGGGAGGCTCCGTGGGAGCTTGCCCAAAAAGACATGGCTGAGATTCAAGCCCGTCGCGCCAAAGAAGATGCCGCACGGGAAAAGACCAAAGAAGGCCGCTCTTGGGATGAACTCATGGAGTTTTCTTCTGGCTTGACTGGCAGCAACTTCGGTGCTGGCATGGCCCGTGGTAGCAAGGCTTCGCGTGAGTTGCGCCAGAAGTTCCAAGCGGACGACGAGTCATATGCCAAGATGCGCGATGAGCAAGACACGAAGCTCAAAGAGATGAACCGTCTGGCCATGGGTGCCAAGTTCGATCTGGCCAATGGTCGCATCAAAGAGCACGACCAGAAACTGGCTAAACGTGACGAACTCATGGCGGACTACAGGAAGAACCAAGCTACTCTGGCTGGAAGCATATCCACTGGGGCAGCTACGGCTGCGGCGGCAGATCAAACTGCGGCAGGACAACGGTACGCAGCTCAGCTTCAGGCGATCACCAGCAGAGAAGCCAACACCCGGGCGGACAAAAGGTTGCAAGTGGATAGCCTTAAAGCGCTGGAGTCCAACCTTCTGACTGAGCTAAACAAATATGGCACGTTACTTCCCGCCGACAAAAAACAACGCGCTGCTTTGCAGCCTCTACTGGACGACATTCGTAGGTCCCTTGCCGCAGTAGGCGGATATACAATGCCCCAGACCCCCGGCGCAGGACGCCCCGGCGGCGCAAAATTCTTAAACTACGAGACGAAATAGCATGCCAATTGCTCGATTTCAAATGCCCGATGGGCGGATAGCGCGGTTTGAAATCCCTGCGGGCCTAAGCCCAGAGCAAGCGGAAGCGCTGATACAAGCGGAAATACCCAACATTCCGCCTTCCGCAAAGCAATCCTCGTTCTTCGGGGAGTTGCAACGCGGCATTGAGCAGCCGATATCCTCAATACGCACTGCGTTTGGTTCACTTACCTCCCCCGAAGAAGCCGCCACTGCCGGGGTGGAGCGCAGCCAAGCTATAGCCGAAAAGACAGGCGAAGGGCCGTCCTTGGAGGCAGTCAAACGTGCGTATGCTGACAAAGGGCTATTGAGTGCAGCGGGGGAAGTTGTTTCCCAAATACCTAAGGCTATTGCTGGACAAGGCGGTACGTTTGCAACTGCTGCTGGCGGGGCTCGTTTAGGTGCTGCGGCGGGCAGGCCGCTGGGCCGCATGGGATCGCTTGTTGGCGGGGGGCTCGGGGCTGCTACGGCGCTCATGCCCCAGATGTTTGGCTCAATGCAAGAACGCCAAGCCGCTGAGCAACAGGAGCGCGGAGAGCCGGTAAGCATCGACCAAAGTAAAGCGGCAGTAGCCGCTGTTGGGCAATCTGCTTTGGAAGGTGCTGGGCAGGCTTTGGTATTGGGTAAGGGGATTGTCAAGGGCATTCTTGGTATTACCGATGATGCCGCCCTTATGACTGCCAAAGCGCAGGCTAAGTTGGTCCAAGAAGCTGAGCGTTCTCTGGCCGCAGCCACAGGGCGTGGAGTTGCGCGAGGCGCTACAGAAATGCCCATTGAAGTTGGCCAAGCTATTTTGGAACGGTGGCAGGCAGGCTTGCCGCTCACCGGGGATGACGCATACAAAGAGTACGCTGAGAACGCCTACGGCGCGGCAATCGTTGGGGGCCCAATTGGCGGAGCCACCGGGGCATTGTCCAGAGGGCAAGCCCGAGACCAACTGTTGGCCAAACCTGAAAAAGCTCCGGGGGGTTTACCCCCACCCCCTCCAAATATATCGCCTGAAGCTCCCCCGGGAACCCAAGGCGAATTGTTCACTCCAGAGCAGCTTGCGGGTGTGGAGCGCGGCAAGGCCGCTGGGATAGCGCCAACAGACATCCCGCCCCAAAGCGCCCGCCCTGCGGAAGTTGAGCCTACAGGTGAGCAGTTGGGTCTGGGGCTTGAGGGCACCCGTGAGTATGCTGATCTGGTCAAAGAGCGTGAGCGCTTGAAGCGCATGCCAAAAACTCCAGAAGTCCGGGCCCGCATTGACGACCTGACTGAGCAACTCAAAGGCCGCAACCTGTACGAGATTGACCAAATCCGTGCCCGGCAGGAAGAAGACGCAGCAGCCCGAAAGGAGTTCCCCGGGTTGGCAGAGACTGCGCCTATCGTGCCCCGTGGGCAGGCCGACTTGTTCACCGAGGAAGAAGCCCCCGTGCCGACAGACCGTGCACAGGGTCCAACACAAGAGCCGATTGCCGAACCCACCCTGCGGGAAAAAGGCCCCAAGCAGCTTACCCTGCCACTGCGGCGCACCCCAGAAGGCCAACCCACTACGTTTGGCCAGCCCGAACCCACCATTACCGCCGAAGAGATCATGCTCACGGCCATTCCTTTGCAGCCCGGACCGGCAGCATGGGTTATGAAAAACGTTGCGGGAACCACCCGGTCACAGCTTGCAGACCTTGTAAAGCGCCAACCTGACCTCATCCAAGGTCCTGGTAGTCGCGCTCGTTTGTTGCGCACACTGCTTGCAACTGATGTACCTGCTTTTGAAGAGGCCCCCCGTGTACGTACCCCAAATCGCCCGAAACCTGCAACTCAGCCAGTCGTTGAGCCCGGAGTTAGTGAGCCAAGCGTGGGAGTTCCTAGTGAGCCTGCCGCTGGACCATCCGCAAATCCACCTCGCGTTGCCCGACCCCCCAGAAAACTTGCGACACCTGTCGGCGGCAGACTGGCTGCTACTGGACAACCTGTTAGCCCGAGAGTTGAACCTCAAGGACCACAGCCCGGTGCATTGACTGAACCGGACATTGAAGAGGCAGACCGCAAAGCGGAAGCCGAGCGCATGCGCATCGCCATGGCGGGGGCGGCAAAGCCAAGCCGCCCAACTCCGCAGACACCCGCAGAACCCCGCCGCACAGCGCAGCCCACCCGTGAACTGCCTGAGCGCATGAGAGAGCCGATCGGCGCGTCTGACTTTGGTATGGAGGAGGGTGAGGTTGATATCACCCGTGGCCCACAGGGCATGCTGTTCCCCATGACCAAGGCAGAAGAAGCTGCCTACGGCAGAAAGAAACAAGCCGAGCGTGATGCTGAGATCACCGCAGAGGAAGAGACCACGCCCGCCCCAGAAAAAGACGAACGGCAGGGCGAATTGGACTTGCGTGAGCGCGAAGAAGCGCCCACTCCGCCCAAAGAAGAACCAAAGCGCATCAGGACTGCGCTGTCTATGGTCAAAGACATTGACGGCAAGAATTTGATTGACGTTGCCGAGTGGGCAGTCACTAATATGCCTGATGCAGACCAGCGAATCATTGCGCAACGAATTGCGGACACTTTGCGGGAGTTGCAGAAAGTCGGGGTAAAGATTGGCAACCTTACAGTTCGTCCACCGACCAGTCCAATTCCCGGGACCTATAGCGGCGGAGCCCGAGGCCGCGCTTCGCTAACCCAAAACAAAGGAATGACTGTATCGTCCGAAGTTGAAGTTGAAGTCAACCATCCAGATACTGATCCAGAAGGAAAATACAACGGCGTTAAGCCGGAAGTTATTTTGCACGAGCTTGTGCACGCCGCCACAATGAGTTCATTGAGAGTTGGTAATTTCCGTTCCGCCGCTAACACCGCTTTAGGCAAGCATGTGTCCGATATGTACGACTTGGCCCAGGCCATATTCAATCATGTGGATGCCAAGCACGCGCGGGGCGAAACGTTGAATGCCACAGAGAAGTTACTGCGTACCCGCTACATGCGTGATGTTGACGAGGTGTTGGCGTGGGGCATGACCAACCGGGATATGCAGGACTACATGGAGACGGTGCCGTACAAAGGCTCCAACATGTGGGACAAGTTTGTCACCCTTATTCGTGACATCTTGGGGATACCCGCCAAGGCAGACACGGCGCTGTCCGAACTGCTGCGCATCGGCGGAGCCCTCACTGGGCTGAAAGGTGCCGAGTTGGGCGAGGCTACCAAAGCATCAGGCAAACAGTTCTCCCTGGCCCCCAGCACCGAAGCCTTGGTGGATGCCATGGGCCCGCTGGACGGACAACAGAAGTCTGGTTTGACCAACCTCATCAACGGGTTTAAGCAACAGGGCGCTGAGCCAAGCTTGGGTACCAAATTCCGCACACAGACGGCAGACATTGCTGCCACCATCGAGAGCCGTATCTCCAATCAGTTCAATGGCGCGGTGCGCGATTCGTTGGGCAAACTCAACCCCATGGGGTTGTACCGGCAAGCACAGGACTACACCAAGATGCTGCTGTCCTACTTGCAGCGCGGTGGCTTTGTGAAAGACCCGATCACTGGCCTGTGGGTTGTGAGCAATGTGCCTGGAGTGCGCCCGCCTGCGGATATCTACAAGATGATTGGCGATTGGGGCAAGCGCAACGGCTACTCACAGGAAAAAGCCACGCAATACGCCAGCCGCGTCCTGGAGGCAGTGCGTTTGGACCAACTGCTCAAAGCGGACCCAGACTTCCCCAGCCACATGGACGCGCAGACCAGGGCCGCGCTTGTAGCGGAATACAGCGCAGACCCGGCATTCAAAGCCATGAACAAGCTCATGGACGAAGCGCGTATTGCCATGGTGGACAACTTGGTTGCCGTGGGCAGGCTCTCCCCCGAAAAAGGTAAGGAGTGGAAGGACGTGGTTGGGTATGTGCCGTTCGATCGCATCGATGACTTTGCAGAAAAGTTTAGCAAGTCCAAGCGCACCACCGGGCGTTCTCCCCTAATGCTTACCAAAGACCCTGAGCTTCGCGGCTCCCTGTCTCGTCCGGTCGGCAATGTGTTCGACAACTACATGAACACCCTGGGATGGATGGTTGGCCAGACCGTCAACAACGATGCCCGGACGCAAACACTGCGCACCCTGGAGGATATGGGTCAGGCCAAGTTCCTGCATCGCAGCCCACAAGGCAAAGCAAACACTGCCAGCGCATATGTGGATGGGGAACTCAACTACTGGGAACTGCCAAGCAAGTACGACGTGCTGGCATTCAAAGACCTCAACGCGCCCAAGGCGGCATGGTTGCAGAACTTGGGAGCCTTCTCCAATGTGCTGCGCACCACCGTGACGGCCATGCCTCCGTTTGCGCTCAAGCAGTTGACAGACGATATTCAGCGGGCGATCGTTACCTCCGGGGTGAAGAGCCCAGGGGCGCTCCTGTACATGTCGCTGACCAACTTCCCCAAGCTGGCGTTCGCCGCTCTGCGCGGCATCAAGCACCCGGTCGAGAAAGAACTGGGGGCTATGGGCATAGCGGGCGCATATGACTTTGTACAGGGCAAGCCCGCAGCTTCATTGCTGTCTGAGTTGGGCTACAAGCCACGCGGCTTTGTCAAAGAACTTTTGCACAGACTCAACGAGTTCACCCAGGCATCTGACTTGGCAGTGCGCAAGGCCATCTACGACCAGACCATCAAAGAGAGCGGCGACCAACTGTTGGCGCAGACTCGGGCCCGTGAGTTCATCAACTTCCGCCGCCGTGGAGCCAGCGACTTTGTTGGGGCCATGGTCACCACCATTCCCTTCTTCAACGCATATGTGCAGGGTATGGACGTGCTGTACCGCGCCGCATCAGGCGCAGACTCAAGTTCCTCAGTGGGCCGGGCCGAGGCCCGCAAACTGTTCTGGAACCGGGCGGCAGTGGTCACTGCACTCAGCGCCATGTATGCCCTGGGTAAGGACGAGGACGATGAGGATTACGCCGAAGCTGACCTGCGTACCCGCGACAGCAACTGGTTCATTGGGGGCCAGAAGCTATCTGTGCCGGGCGAACTGGGCGCTATCTTCAAGGTCATCCCCGAGCGTGTTGTGGAGTACTACAAACGCCAGGGCACACCTGAGGAGCAGGAAGCCTTTGAGGCTATGCGCACTGGCCTGACGTTCATATTTGAGCAGTACGTTGGCCGGGTAACTCCCATACCGCAGGCAGTTAAGCCCTTGCTGGAAGCATTCACCAACCACTCGTTCCTCACTGGGCGCGAACTGGAAGGTACCCACCACAAGCAGATGCTGCCAAGCCAACGCCGGTCTGCGGGCACAAGTGAGTTGGCCATCCAATTGGCTGAGTTTGCTAAGAACAACGTGGGTGTTGAGGTGTCCCCCATCATGCTGGACAACGCCATGCGCGGGTACTTCGGGTCAACGGCGGCACTGGTTACTGCAACAACCGACAGCTTGCTCAATCCATCCAGAGTGGACCGCCCCTTGCACAAGTGGGCCTTGCTCAGCAACTACATGATCGACCCCGTGGGCACTCGGCGTATCACTGAGTTCTACGAGGAGCGTGAGCGCGTTGGGAAGTTGCAGACGACCCTTAACGACTTGGCCAAGACCGACATGGCGGCGGCAGAGAGGTTTGTGGCTGAGCATGAGCAAGCCCTGGCACTCAACCCGTACATCAACTCCACCCTGGAGCAGCTTGAGAAGACCCGGGCCTACCGCAAGTATCTCAACAGTGCCGATGGTGCCCAGGAAATGTCCAAAGAAGATCGGGCACAGGAGCTTGAGGAAGTACGCAAGTATGAGGTGGAGTTGACCAAGTGGTTGCGCGAAGCCAAGACTGAGATTCGCAAACAGTATCCTAAGTAACGCGCCAGACCCGCACCCCATACCGCCCGTATTCACAACGGGCGCGTAGCTCCACCTCATAGCCAAGTGACCGCAGGGCGGGGCCCAGAGAAAGCTTTACCTGCCTGGGAGTTGCAGTGGTGGGCAGGAAAAACGATGCCCCCACGTTCAGCTTGTCCCAGTACACAAAGTACTCAACGCCGTGGACGACTATGACACGCGGGTCAGACTGCAAGGTCAGAGAATGCGGTTTCATTTAATCCTATGGCCTCACCGTCAAAACAGTAGCACCGCACGTTAAGCCCAGACAGCCCGCCGATTGCTCCCGCACCGATGCGCTTGGTAGTGGCAAGACCGTTGTGCTTAATGATTCCTGCCTTGGCCAGATTCCGCACGGCCTCGCGCACGTCCACCTGACGCTTGGCAAAGAAGGCCCGGAACTCCTGGGCGGTGATGAACAACTCTTTGGTGTCGGGCTCATACCGCTGGCGCAGTGGGCCCCTGGGGTTGGTAATTGGGGCGGGGGGCACGGACCCTTTAATATGGCTATTGATAACCAGGGCGTTGTTAACATTCTCGTTAATGAATGCGGATAGCGTCTCCTGAGCAATTAGCAGGGGACTGCCAATACTGCCGATCTGGGCTTCCCTGTTGCTGGCGACTACCTCCAGAGCGTATTTGTACACACGCGATATCTCAATGCTGTGAAGCCCGCAACGTTCGGCAATGATGGCCCCCACAAACGCGCACGCCAAAATGCAGGAATAGAACCGATCGGTTTGATTCAACACCAGCCGATCATCAATCTTCTTTTGCATCTCCGCCAGCATACTCCTGACTTCATCCATGTTATTTAAAACGTATTGCATGAAGATGGGGCCCGCTATGCCGTAGTGCTCACCCAACGTGCTGAAGACTTCATCAATGTCCGATTTGGTCACGTTTTGCAATGTGGGTACATCAATCTCCAAGAGGCGCTTGAGTTCGCCGTCCGATGTGCTTTTTAATTGGCTAAGTTTGTCGATGAGGGACGAATTGGCAGACGTGATAGTGATGTTGCACCACGATGTATTGTTGACCCGCATCTTGTTTGCTGATGCCTCCATGCGGTGCCGGGCCCGGCCTGTGGTCACCCCGTATGCGGTATCCGATAGCTCTTCATCGGTTGTGTTGGTGATCTCGTCCATGGTGAATGCAATGCTGTTGAGCATGCCGATGCGGTGCATCTTGGAAGCGTAGGTGTCGTCCTTGGTCATCAATAACTCAGTGGGATTACCGAAGATCGAATTGACCACCAACTGCGCCGTGGTTTTGCCTGAGCCGGATGCGTTGGACTTGAGGTGTACCAGCGCTCCCTTGACTACTGTGCCGCCAATAAATTTAAGCAGGGGTGCGCCAAACCCGAAGAACAAAGCCAATGCGTGGGGCTCCAGCCCGGGGCGGTTGTAGAAGTCCACAATCTTTTTCCACCCCTCCAGATTGCCGCGCGGCACGAACGCTGGGGCCAGTTGCCGGGTTCCGCTTGAAGGCGGGGCCAGCTTGTTGCCTGCGGCTGAGTACTCCACCTCCCCAACTACAAACCCCTGCATGTCTGGGGTCCAGCCCATCTGACTGCGGGTCTTGTTTGCTGAAAACTGCGCTTGCAGTTTGCGTATGCTTGTCGAGAAGTAGGCCATGATTGGGTCCAGTTGTTTTCCATATGCCATTACGCCATTTTTAATCACGGTGTCCCGCATCTTGTCTTTGGAGAACAAGTCGGCCACCGGGGCGTAGAACCGGCGGATACCATCGCGTTGCATGTGCAGGTCAATGCTGACCATTTCCCCTAGGCCATCTCCAAACTCCTCAGAGTCAAAGAACCGCCCTGTTATATACAGGTCGCGGGAATAAACTTCAATCTCAACTTCCTCGCCTGATTCAGTTTTGACACGCTTGAACACGCCACCCCTGGGCCCCCGGAAGAACGGGTAGGGGTATGGCGGTATCTCCACTGTGATACGCGGGCCTTCGCCCTCGTCTGCATCCCCATACGAAGTTTCCACAATAAACGCCTGTGAGGCAGGGGGTGCATTGGGTACTGCAACCGTCACTGCGGCGGTCTCGGCGGGCATCTCCACACGCTTGCCGACCAGTATGGGGCTGGATATCCGCTGAGTACATCCGGCACACCCTGCCGAGTAGTTGGTGCGGTACCAATCGCAGGTGTATGGCCCCTTGGTCTCCGCAGCCTTGGCCTCTGTGGAGTGAGCGCTGTACCCTGGGTGGCCTTTGGATAACTTGTGGATAGCCTGTTGACCGTCCTCACACCGCACAGCGACCGACAGCGCGGCCCGCCACAGCGGCTCTTCAAGCGTTGCCACCTCGGTGATGGCCTTGGTCATCTGGGCGCACCCATTGCCTGACAAGCTGCGCTGGACAATCCTTAGGAAGTCACAGGTAGGGTAGTCCCCCACGGCCAGATTGCGGGTCGTCTCATCCATACCAAACTGTTTGGCGGCAGTCAGGTCAACTGGTGCGGGCGGCAGACACTTCTCAATGTCTTCAACAGCAACTGGTAGGCCAGCATTCACGATGCGCACCGGGCGCGGCGTAGCTTCCTTGTAGTTGTTTGTCCCAGGCACTCGCAGGATGCGGGCAGCATCCGCAGTTACCGCTGGGTCGGCATGTAGGTTGTTTTCACGGCATAACGTTTTGAGGCGCTTGGCCATGCCCAGCCATTTGTCTGCCTCCAAGTCCTCAAGGAGCGGCCAGTACACATGGACGCCACCCCCAGACAGGACAATCGTGGGCTCGGGCATACCCGTAGTCCGCACAAAGATACCTAGTTCGCTGCAAGCCTGGGCCGGGTCGTTGTACGGCTTGCCAGTGCCGCAATCCAAATCGAGAAAAAAAGCACGTAGGTAGGCTGCGTTATCTGCCTTGCGCCCCAACGCGGGGTCGGCAAAGCTTGCGAGTGCGTAGTAAGCATCAACGCCACGGGCATCCAGCCCAACCGCAACCGCATCAATATCCGCAACAGTGTCGTGAAACGACTGCTTTACCAGCTTGCTTTTAATCCCGACTGCACAGTAGGTGCCCTGAGTGGGCAACACGGAGTCGAGAAAATTGTTCACATGTCCTCACCGCTCAACCACGCCGAAGCGCTTTGGCTTCGTAGCGTTTTGAAAGTTTCCTGATTGAATCAATGTGTCGGGCCCGTGGGGTCGCTTTACCTGTGAACCAGTTATACACAGTTGCGCGGGTGACACCAAGCCGCAAGGCAATGGATGCGATCGGCATTTCCCGGTCGATACAAAGCCTTGCGAACTGGATGACGGGCAGAGTTTGATCTGCCCCCTCCACTTTACGGACAAAGAGGGTGGTGTACCCCCTTGTGACTTCAGTCATCCGTGCCCCAGTCAGCAAGCACAGAGGCTACGTCTTTGGGGGGAGGTGGAGGCGCGTCTGCGGCTTTCTTGCTGGCGCGTTTGACAGGCTCAGTCGTGGCGGTGGGAGCCTCGGTAAGCATCGGTGCTTCCTTGAACGTTTCGGGCAGGGCGACAGGGGTACCCGTCTCTGCTCTTGACGGAACCATCTTGAATTCAATGGCCATCTTGGCGTCATCGGTCAGGCTTTGGGCCTTGGCGATTTCCCACTCGTCTTGGGTCAGCGGGCGCACTGCGCGGAACTTCAACACAGGCACAGCCTCCGAGGTGTCAAAGCGGGCCTCAGTCACCAAGCCAGTGATTGGGATGCCGTGACCAGCCAGGAACTTGCCGTAGGCTTGCAGGGGCATCTTCTCGCCGTCTGCCTTACCGAAGTAAGACTTGGCGGGCACTGACAGGCGGTACACGTTGCCGCTGATATCGTTTTCCACGGTCACAGCCAAACGCTTGCTAAATCGACATGCGCGGGACTTGCCCTCACCAGAGCCCTCAATGTTTTGCTGGCAGGTAGCGCATGCCGAACTTTGCGGTTCGGGGACTTCGGCGTTGGGCACAACGCCTTCCGCTGACCAGCAGGCGGGCTTGATATCTTTGCCTTCCTCATATTTGCCTGCGTAGAAGGTGCGGGTGATGCCCTTGCCGCTGGCGACCACCACAAAGTTCATGGAGCGGTCTTCGTTCTTGGCAACCTCTTCGCCGCCTACGACCATACGCCACACGCCTCCTTTGATGGAGATTTGTTTGCCGCCAGAGCTACCAGCAATATCGCGGGTAGTTGCATCAGGAGCGTTACGCAGGTAGTCGGGGATGTGTGAGCCAGATTTGAAGAGAGAGATGTTACTCATTTGATTTCCTTAGGTTGATTAACGTGCACGACGAACGGTGACCGAATACTTTGAATCCACATTCATGCCGGTTGGCAGTTTGTCAGGGTTGGCTTGCAAGAATTCCTTGAAGTTACCCTGGTGAATGCGGCGCTCAAGCAACTCGGGCGCACTGTGCTCTTTGATAAGCCGATAAACGCTGTCCCAGTCGGACGGCCAATACCGGGTTTTGACGGCGCGTCGAAACGAGCCGTACTGTGTGGACCCACCGTCTTGACCGGTGGTCTTGCATATTTCCAAGAGTTCTGCCTCTATGAGTTCAAGTTGCGCTTCAAGGGCGGCAACTTCCTCTTCCATTTGTTTTTGTTTGATGTCTTTGGCATCGCGTATTTTTATGTATACCCTTACCAGTTGGTTTGCATCCATATGATTCCTTTGATTTGCGTTGAATGGTGTGGGGGGTTGACTTCACATAAAGCAGTGTGTGTTCAACTAAACAAGGAGTACAACACGATGGCGCTAACCCATCGCACCAACCCCCCACGAAACAAATTATACAGTGTCAAATTACGCTGTCAAGCGATTTCTTGTCTGTACAACTCAACAAGGTCCAAGTGCATGTCAATCTTGCTCTGGAGCATGATGTACATCCTGCGCTCAACCGGACTCCCTTGCAGGTGAGTGACGGTTACCTTGTTGGTTTGGCCCGCCCGGTGTGCCCGGGAGTTGGCTTGCATATAGATTTCTGTTGATGCTACAGGCCCCCACCAGACAACTTGGTCTGCGCGGGTTAGGGTTATCCCGTGAGCAGTCGCTTGGGGTATCAGTAATAACACTCGGGGGTCATCTTCGGTCTGGAACCTTTTGATTATTTCCCCGCGTTTGGATGCCGGTATGTCGCCGTGTATGGACTCAGTTGTGATGGACCGCTTGGCAAGTTCTTCTTCCAAGATATTGAGCGAGTGCCGGAATGGTATGAAAACAATTACCTTGTTGGAGGTCTCGTCAATCACATCCAACAGCGCGTTGAGCCTGTTGCTTACATCAAACTCAACCACGTCCCTATTGTCCGTATAGGCCGCGCCTTGAGATATCTGCAACAGCTTGTTGAGCAGTGCCGCTGCATTGGGCGCGGTGATCTCTTCGCCTGCGGCGACCATCATCATTTGCTTGCGGATGGCCTCGTAGTATTTGTGCTGTTGCGCTGTCAGCGGAACCTCTCGGGTTGTGAACAGCATGTCGGGTAGGTCCAGGCACTCTTCTTTGGTGAAGCGTATAGCCGGTTGCAATACCTTGTGCACTGTGTCTCTGGCATCATGCTTGGGGGCCCACTTGTACTGAGTGATCTTGTTCATCACCTTGTCGCGGAATGACCCAAAGAACAGCGGCACAGAACTGGGGTTGACCAGCTTGGCCAGACCATACGCATCTACGGGCGACTGCGCCGCAGGGGTACCCGTCATAAGCCACAGCCGCGTGTTGGCCTTGACAAGACTTGCAAGCATCTTCCAACGATCGGTCTGCACACTCTTGATGGCGTTGGCCTCGTCCACAATAATCAGATCGAAGCCGCCGTTCCTAAGTTCTTCTGCAACAACCTTCACGCCGTCAAAGTTGATGATTACAAACTCGTAGTCTCCGGTCACGATTGCTTGTCGTTGCTTCTTGGTGCCCTGGGCGATCGCCACTGTGCGGTGCATCACCGTGCGGAATAAGTCAGCCCGCCATGCTGTCTCCATGATTGACACTGGGCACACCACCAACACTCGATTGACCCGGCCATGGGTTATCAAATAGTCCGCTGCCCATGCCGCCGCACTGGTCTTGCCTGTGCCTGCCTCGTTGAACACAAAGCATCTCGGATGCAGGGTGAGAAAGTCGGCGGTCGTTCGTTGGTGCTCGAACGGCACATACACCCCAGGCCAGTTGTACCGCCCGAGGATGGGGCTTGGCGCGTCTTTGATGCCCAGGTTGCGTAGCAGTTGTACCTCGTCAAAGTCCCAGTTGACCAGCACCTGGGATTCTCCGTCTTGCTCGGACATGACCTTGCTTTTGGGGATGAGTGCCGTTATTTGTTCAGCATTGCGCGTATTAAACAGGAGCGCCCTGTCTTGGATGATTTGCATAGCGTTGATTTGTGGTGACAAAAAGAGCCGGGTAGAGTGAACTACCCGGCAAAACTAGAGGAGAACGTGCTTGACAACTGCTCATCAAGCAACAAAATAATAGCTTACTTTTTCCTTTCGCGTTTGGAAGTTTCAGACTTCAACCCGTTTGTTTTTGTTCGGGCAAAACTGCGGTTGGCTTCCTTGGGGGTAGCCTTTAAGTTGCGCAGTGCAACCGGGTCGCCGCCCTTGGACAAAGCGCGTTTGTGGTCCACATCCACAGTGCCCGGCAGGTCGCCGTTTGCCTTCTCAAAGACCCGGCGGGCCTTGTTTCGGTTGCTTCTATTCTTGATCTGGTCGGGAGTACCCTGGTACTTTTTGTACTCCGCCGCGTAGTCTCTAGCCATATGGCCTCCTAGTTATAAGCACAAGTCTTTACAGGGCAGAACTTGCATAAGCCACTGGTGCTGGGATTCCATACCCCATTCTCCAGTGCCTGCTCGATACGTCCGGCCCGGCCTGCCCACTTCGACCAGATTTCGGACAGCGCATCGCGCTTGAACTCAGACTTGATTACATCGCTTGCCACGACAAAAAGCAAGGCTCCCTTGACGGTGTTGACCTCGGGGTGGTGCGCCATAATCATTGCGGACATGAGTTCAAGCTGGCCTGAGTCGGCATACCTACTTGACTTCCCGGTCTTGTAGTCGGCCACTCGGGCAACGCCTCGCTCTCGGTTGATGGCAAGGTAGTCGGGGATGCCCCGGAACCATACATCTTTGTCAAAAAAGCCACACGGGCTAAAGTCAACTCGGATACCCAGTTTTTCTTCGCATCGAATGTCCCCTCCAAGGTTAGCAAGGGGCTCAATGAAATGCTTGAACTGTTCAAACTGTGGGGGTAGTGGGGTCTTGTCTTTGATGTAGTCTTCAAATGCTTTGTGCACCGCTGTGCCATATAACGTGGCATCGGTGTTCTCCTGTTTAAAATTTTTGAGTATGCGGACTTCATGGTATTTTCGTGCGCAGTTTTCAAAGTCTTTGATTGCTGAATAGGAATGTGCGAGTGCCATGGGAGTTAATCAAGTTGTAGATTTTGAGCCCCATAGTGTACGTCGTATCTGCACAATCTATCATCAAATTGCATGACCAGCATCCACCCAAGAGTAGTGGCAGACATGTTGTGCGCCTCGGCTAATTGTGTATGCCCGGCCCCGCATCTCCACATAGCATACAGCGCATCAAACGTCTCTTTGTCTATGGGCACAGACACGGAGGCTCGCTCAAAAATCTCCGGCACCGCATACACAAGCCCGGTGTCAGAATCCTCAATAAAACGGCGACCGACAGGGCCGTTAAGGCACCAAGGCTCAACAGTCGCCATAGCTTGCTCCCATGCCGGACTCGCATGCCAACGGTAAACCCTGCGCCCAGGTCGGACGCCAGGACATGCACTCCTCGACAAACCTCCGGGCTTCCTTGGCCTCGTCAACAGGTGCGATACAGGCAATGGCATCGTGCACCGTCAACACCACCTTGTACCGACTGCTGATCTTTAACATCTGTTCGCCCACAATGCACCGGGCCACAGCTTGGCAAAAGTTCTCCACGATCAGCCCGCCGTACACCTTGGTCGTCATGCCTTTGGATTGGTACGTCCACTGCGGCTTGCCGTCAGCCCACACCCGCTCCAGCCCAGGGTACTGGATGTGCAACCCGCTTGGTAGGGTAATCCCTTTGGGTGTGGCATGGACAAGGCCGTGCACGTCAATCTGGGTTGTGTGCCCGCTGGCAAGCGCTATCAACGCATTGTCTGCCCGCCGCCACAACTCGGGTATCCGCGAGTATGTATATCGGTACGTGTTGATGATGCGCTGGGCCTCGTCCACAGACACATCCACCCCTGCCACAGTCTTGAGAAACATCTTTAGCTTAGCGTGACCTACCCCATACCCGGCACCCAGGATGACGGTCTTGCCCACCTGCCGCTGACTCTTTGCCCCGGTGGTGACTTGATCTACGGGGATGCCATAAATCTTTGCCGCCATGATGGAGTACACATCCTCCTTGTTGTCAAACGCCGTCACCAAGTCATCTTGCCCAGACAGCCACGCCAGCGTCCGCGCTTCGATCTGCGAGGAGTCGCAGTCAATCACAACGTACCCCTTGGGAGCCAGGATGGCGCGTTTGATCTCGTTGGCATCCACGCCCCGGCTTGGTAGGTTCTGGAGGTTGATCTTGTCCTGGCCAGACCAGCGCCCTGAGTGCGCTCCGTAGTACCGCAGGGGTACCGGGAACGCCCCACGACTTGCCATGGATATGAACCGCTCGGTGCGGGTCTCCTCCAGGGTGGTCTTGTTGCCCACTCGCGCCGCCACCAGTGCCTGTACCCGCAGGTCCGGGTGCTCCTCCAGGGCTTTCATGGCCTCGTCCGTCTTGGCAAACGCATAGGCCATCCGGCCCGTGGTCGGGCTTAGCTTGAGCGGAGGCTCCACGTCAAACAAACGCAGGGCTTCGGCAAATTTCTCGTTGGACATGAGCAACTTCTTGATGCCTGCGGTGCCCTCGGAGAAAATCATATGCACAAAGTCAGGCTGCATGTCGGCCAGCATCTGGTCGCGTACCTTGTCCAGCAGGTCTTGCTTGCGCTCCTTCACATCCTCCAGGTGCTTGACCAGTCGCGCCTTGTTCAACTCCAGCACGGGCTCAATAAACATACGCAGGGTCAGATCAATCAGCTTGCTCTCCAGCTTGGGAAAACTCGGCGCGTAGATGTTGAACAACTGGTATGCAAGGTTGGTGTCATGGGCGCAGTACACCCCGTAACTCACCAACTCCTCAGGGGAGAAGTCCGCGTACCGCTTGCCCTTGGCGCGTAGCACCTCGTCTCCCTTGGCCTCAAGGCCAGCGCGTTCGGCTTGCGCCGCCAGGGAGTGTGACTTCTCGTGCGGGAACAGTGCCCTCGACATGCTCAGGGTGTCCAGCCACATCTTGGGATTCACCCCATACCTCCAGTTGAGGATGGCCCCATCAAACGCCGTGTTCTGAGCCAGCACTGCCGCATTGCTCCAGTTGATCTGGGCCACTGCATCCTTTACCTGGGGCTGTGGGTACCACTGCACCTGCCCATCGCCTTGCTTGATGCTGAGGCCGATCGTCTCAAACTGCGGGGAGCGGATGTACTCCTCGGTGGTCAGCTTGGACAGGCTGAATTCCTGGTCGTAGTAGGACTCAAAGTCCAACGTAATGAGGTTCATTGATTAGGGGATTTCTTTAATTGTTTGCGTTCGCGGTCGCGCTCTCGCCGCTGAATGATCTTGCGCTCGGCCTCACTCACTTTGCGCTTCGACTGCAAAAATGTGGTAATTGGATTGGGCGTGTTTGATGTCATTGAGGGATTCCTCCAGGTAGGCAAGATTATCTTCGTTGATGACCAGCGCCAACCCACCGGCCTTGGCAATGTCGCGCAAGTTTTTAATCTGCAAGGCAGTGGGCACCCCGCGTCCCGCCTTGCACTCTATGCCAATGAAGAACCCACTAAGGCAGGCCAATATATCTGGGGTGCCGTTGTTGGCATACTGCCCGCCGATGTAGTTCACTGCGTAGGCACCGTGTTCTTTGAGCATGGCATGCACTTTCTTTTTGACTTTGGATTCAGGGGTGGTGGCCATGCGTGTCCTTTGATTGGCGGTTTATAAGCACCCGGTACGCATCAATGGCAACCCGCAGGTCGTCTTGAAGCTGGGCAATTTGTTTGTCTTGGGCATCCATTTTTACCTGCGCGTCTTGCGCAAACCTTACAAGATTGGTTGGATGCCATGAGGCAAAGTCAACGCTGGGCATTGGTGAATCGCTTTCGTTTTTTAAAAAAGTATTTGATTACCTGGAGGCTAACACCGAACCGCTCGGCAATCTCCCGCATTGACACGCCTTGCTCGTGCAACACAAGTGTTCGGCGCTCATCAATAAGAGTAGGCTTGCGCCCACTCCCCGGTCTTGCGCCACCTTTCATGTGTTCTTCTCCTTGAGTTGTTGCATCAATTCTTTCTCTTGCGCTGTCCAGACAAACGCGTTTCCATATTTTTCATTCCAGTTTTCTGGCGGCGACAAATACCAATCCCACCATGATTGGCAGGGGCGAGGTGCTGGTTTTTCATCAGTCATGTGTTCTTCTCCAATATGCTTTCCAAGCAAACGACAAAGCCTTCATATGTGCCCACAAACTGATGCGGGTCGCCTACTTCTTTGGCTCGTTCAATTTCTTTTTTGTAGTGACTGATTGAGGCCTCTATTTTTTGCTCAATGGTTTTTTGTGACCACGGTGTCATATCTTCTCCTCAATGTCTTTAACCAAAATGTCAAACCACTCATGCGTGGTCTTGCCTTTGCCCAGCCCATCCATCGGCTTGATGGCGGGGCGCAGTTCCTTGATGAGTTGCAGGATGCGTTCTTTATCGGTGCTTAAATACAACGCCCACACCTGCCCCAGCGGTGTAAACAAGGGAGAGTCTCTGTCTGTACTTACCACGCCATTAGATGGGTCATACCATGCTGTTGGTTTCCCGCCGTTGTTCTCGGGCATTGCTTCTGGCTCAAAGCCCTTGTACACACTCATCGGGTCGATGCGTTCTCCACCCCTGCTCCAGGCGCTGCCCATGGTCGAAACATCTTGCAGCATGTCTTGGACCCTCTTCGGGTCATAGAACTGCTCCCACGCCACAGGCTCTTGCTCTGACTGTGCCAATCGTTCTTTGAGGGCGGCGACTAATGCGTGTCGGTCGATGTGCCCTACGCTGTCTCTGTCATCAGGAACATTTTCAATATAGTCAACTGCCTGCTCCAGTAATTTGTCCTTCATATCCACCCCAATCCTTTGAAAGCGGCAACAAATAAATTGATTGAGCCGACAACAACTCCAAGCCGCATATCGCAGTGTGGCGCTATATAAATTGTGCCAACTAGCACCAGCATTTGTGTTTCAGTCATGCTTGTCCCCTTGCTCTGATGGCATCACGGTTGTCAATGCAAGCCGCCCATGCCGACTGCGTTGTTGGACTTTGTTCAAGCCCCGCATACACATCAGCGTGTTTCTTGCAAACTTCAGCACACGCCTCACGCTCGGCCAAGACGGCTTCTTCAATCGCCATTTGAACTACGCCCCACAGGTCTGATGCAAATTTTTTGGATGTAATTGGTTTGTTCATAGCTTCACTCCTTCATACCAACCATCGACATACATCTCGTGAAAGGCCCAGGCCACGAGCCACGTCCAACTGAGCTTCTCATCGCGGGGAAAATTGATCTTTGCCATCATCAGGCACAGTTCTTTACTGGGTGGGGGCATCATTTCTTCCCCCAATTTGCAATGCAAGCGCCCAGCCAAACAGCTAGCCACCACAACGCCCAGAAATGGGACTCCAAAAATTCAATGGTGGTCATCGCTTCATCCCCCTGATGTACGCTACAAAACTCTGCACCGTATCACGACCGAACGGCATGGTGAACTTTGTCTCCAACTCCACAGCCACCTCTTCAATGGTGTCGTTGCGGTGCAGGTGGACAAACTCTGCGGGGTGGCTATGCACATCCATGTGTGCAATTTGTTTCTTGCGCCAGCCGCTGGTGTGTTCCCAGCTACCTTGCTTTAAAGATAGCTGTTCAAATGCTTCGTCTTCCGGGTCTTTCATGCTCTCTCCTCCAATGCAATAGCGTGTGGGAAAAATGGGTTGGCAATGACGGCCTCCAGCTTCTTTGCGTTGTGCAGTTTCTGCAAGCGTGTTTCCAAAAACTCAGCCTTGTAAAAGTCACCCTTCATCAAGTCCTCAACCCACATGGATACCGACAAGTCAACGCACCACTTGCCATAAGCAAAGCCGTTCCTGCTCTTGTCCACGCTACCAATGCCACGGGATTCCCAATCGTGCAACTCCCGCAACGCATCCTCTGTGAACGCAAGGCCAGCCACCGCTTGGCCCCTGGCAACTCGCCTGTACTGCGCCGCTCTCAACGCATACTTTTTCGATATGCCCTTCAATTTAAACAGCTTCATGTTCTCTCCTTGATTTTTTGAAACACTTCGTCCAATGTTGGGAACCAAGCCGACCATCGGTTATAGGACGTGCCCATCACATGCCACCAGACACTCTCTGGTATGCCCTGGTAAAACAGAAAATAACCATCCCCGCTTGGTTGAATCTTCCAAATCATGTTCTCTCCTGTGTGATCTTTGGTTTCCTACGCAGAACATACAGCCAATACTTGAATGACTTGTGCCCCGCCCTCCACGCACCGATGTTGAGTCGGATGGCATACAAGAACACGCCCCACTTGTACGCCCGTGCAAGTTCTTTTTGCATTGAATCCCAGTCAGCGTAGTGGCCATTGCTGTATGTGATTCGGTATCTCATGTTCTCTCCCATTTGCCGCTTAAATATTGATACGCAGGTTTAGGTGCGGCACCTACAACCGTAACCATCCACATCAGCTTTTGCGTATCAAAAAACAATATGCCGCCTGATCTTCTTATGCGGCTGTTGGTCTCCGCAAGTTTTTCATCAATGTTCATGTTCTCTCCTGTGGTGTAGCGTGTACCACTGCTTCAAGGTACTTCCATTCAGTAGGTGTCATTGGTCGTCCATGCTCCTGTTTGAATTGATGTAGATAACTGCCCAGCCGAATTGAACGATCAAACAATTCACCTACGTCAGCACATCCAGTTGCTTTTATCAGGGCTTCAATTTTTGGGCTCATGCTCTCTCCTTGAATGGGTCAGTTGTAAATTCAGTGTTTCCTGTTGCAACCCAATAGCCTTCTCTGTAACCCTCGTAGTGAGCAAGCCACTTGCCATTTAATGCCTCTTCGCTCATGGGTTCAACTTGTTTTTTATCCATAGCTTCGATGTAAGCAAGTTTTCGGTTAGTCGCATACTTTGCGGCATCTTTATGTAATAGTTCATCGGGCGTCATGTTTTCTTGTCCTTTACCCACGCTGAAATAAAACCGTACAAAAATGCCACTGATGCGGGAATCAAAACCCCACAAGCCATACCAAGAAAAAAGTCCGTCATGCTCTCTCCTTCATCCGTTTAATCCGTGCCAATCGTTTCTCATACGCCGTTACATACACGACATACTCCATGTATGAATACACCCCATCCCAGTAGGTTCCCTTTGCCATTGCTGGTGCGTCCATAACGCCGTTGTCGGCATCCTGTCTGGCCTTGGCTTCAATGACCCTCATCCGCGCATCCCCTACAACTTCCTTGCAAGTGTCAATGTCAAAACTCTTGGGGGTCATAGCTTCTCCTTCAAATAAAACTCCATTGCAATGCGGTATGGGTTAAGCAATGGAAGCAAGCGATTGGGTTGGTGTTTTGGGTCATCAGAGTAGTAATAGTATTTTGGCTTGCTCTCATCTACGCTGGTAACAACTGTCCCATCAACAACGTGGTGATACCTTGTTTCTTCAACTCGAATGGCGTAGCCCTCTGCCCTTGCCACCGCCAGCTTCAACTCAAGGCTACCAATGGGAACCCAGTTCTTGATGGTGTCGTATTTCCCGATCAGATTATTCATGTTTCCCCCGCTTTCACCGCTTTCAGTTTTGAGTCTGCATCCTTGTCTGACAAATACCTCTCGCTCCTTGTCCATGCAAGGTGGGCATAAATCACTGACCAAGGCAAGAACTTACCGCAGCCACAGCACCACACCCATTGCTTGTCTTTGCCCAAACGCCACAGTGAGCAGTCCTCAAGTAACCAAATCATCTGTCCCTCCGCTCGTTCTCATCCATCCAGAACCACAAGCGCATCAGTGCTACCAGCACAAGGCCAGCAACCACCACACCTATGAACCCCAACAGAATTGTTGTAAAAATAGTCTCCATCACTCCTCCCCGCATTCGTTTAAAGCCGTGTTGGTCAGTTCCCTAACTTTCTCCAGGACATCCCTGGGGTCCGCGTCATGTTTAAAGTGACTGCGGACCGCCATCTGAATGTCAATCAGTGCGCTGATAGCGCGGCTACCGTTAAGGGCATGCCGCAACTTGTCCTGATCTTCGGGGTATGTGAATTCCAATATGGCTTTCATGTCACCCACCAAAAATCTGCTTGAGTTCATCGTACAAAGCCCGTGCATCTTTGATGTTCATGGTAGCTAGCAGATCGGTTTGCTTAGGCACTGGGGCTACCGCTTGCGGCGCATCTTGCTTGGACGTTTTGGAAACTTTCTTGGCTCGGGGCATCTTTATATGCCGCTTCAACGGCACATACTCCTTGACCACTGTAAAGAGTTTGCGGTCTGCCTCTCGCTTGATTTGTCCGTGAGCGACCAACTGAGAAAGGATGGACGAGATTGACCCCGCGTTAAACCCTTGCGCCACAAGCGCTTTGGTTGCGTCCACAGCGGTGGTACCTGGGTTGGCGTGAATGTAGTCGAACGTGGCGCGGGTCACGTTGTTGGTCGGCGCAAATTTAATGAGATGTGCGTGTTTGGTTGATTGAAGTGTGTTCACGGGTTTGGCTTTCGATTGAGGTTGATTCCAACTGTTTAATACGTTTGTGAGTGCTGTTTGCATATCAGGCATGTTGTGCTCCGTCTAATATTAGATGGGGGTTAGAACAAGCGCATCTGCGCGGGATTGTTGTCGTCCTTGGGCAGTCGCTTGCCAAGCGCATGTTCAAGTTCCTCGATGTCTCTCAAGCGCATCTCAAGACGTTCAGCGAGGACTTTGGTAAGCCCCGTCATGCCGTCAACATGGCGTAAGAGTTCTTGGTCGGTCAGGTTGTCGTATGTCATTTCATTCCAGTTCAATAAACTCGGTGAGTGCGCCGGATGCAGTGGTGCGAAACCAGCAAATAAAATCTGGCGGAGGTTCCTTGACTCGCTTCGCCGACCCGTTGATCTTCGCCACAGCGAGAATTGGCGCAAGCCACGCTGGGCGCTCGTGATAGTGGCCTCTGGTCGTAGTCTCCCGACCGTCATGCCAGCACTTGAGGAGAAACCCCCCATCGCGTTCTTCGTATCTGTACTCTCGTTCATCATCTTTCATCGTGTCCTTTCTTCTATGACACCAGTTGTCAATTTGCCTGCCTGCATCAAGCATTTCCCAATACTTGACCCGAATCTTCATCGTCCCTACCATCGTCTACTCCCCAATCAAAGGCACCCAGGATTTCATCGACCTTCTGCTTGACCAAGATGCGGGTGCCATCTTCTTCACGCAACTCTTTAGGCGTTACCCCGGACAATACCTCCTCTAACTTACGCCGAGCTTTCTCAAGCGCAGGGTCTTTGGTTATGTTCATCTGGGTCAACAACTCGCACAACTCAACCGCACCAGTCACCATCGTGTCGTGGAACTTGCGCTTCTTGCCATCCTCCTCAACCACCAAGCGGTCACTCAGGCGGTGCAACGCATCGTGCAGTCGGCTCCACGAATCCTGGGCGGCGGCTTGCAACTGAACCTCCAGGCGCTTCTCGTACTGGCGTATGAGGTCACGCTGTACTTCGTTCTCAACATCTAAGCGAAAGTCACCAGAGGTAGGCAATGGTGTGTATGACACATCCATGCGGAACTTGCGGGCTACCTGCACACGGCTTGGGTACTCGTCGCGGTTGAACAGTGAGCCCAACTGGAACGCGGCGGCGGCAACCAGCAGGTCGTACTTGTTGAGGAACACATCTACCAAGCGATCAAACTCCACACGATAGTGGTCGATCGTCTTGCTGTAGTCCTGCAACAGTGCGGTGGGCAACAGTCGCGCACCATAGTCATTCCAAGGTTGGGTCAAGCGGTAGTGCTCAGTGCGGGCCCGTGCTTGGAACTTGGTGATCTCGTCCAACTCTTTGCACTCGGCAAACAGGTTCTTGTACACAGAGGCGGCGCGTTTAGACCCCGACCCCTTGGAGGTGGTCACCTCGTCTTGTGTGCGCTTGTCCTGCTTCTTGCCCGAGTAGATCGAGATTTGCAGGTCAACCAACATTGCGGCGCGTGCCACGCCAGCCATTACGTTATCAGTCATTTTTAACTCCTTGTGCAGTGATGAATTTAATTGCGCCGTAGGTGGTCTCGTCCAACACATTTGCGCGGATGGCAGTGGAGGGCAAGGTGCCAATGTGGTGGATGTACTCCATGCTATACCCGTGGGTTCCGGTGCCTTTGTCTACTCTGTGGTCAATCAGCATTTCGGCTCCCGCAAGGGCATTCATAAACACCTCCAACTGCGCCTCGTTCAAGATGATTTGATGGTCTTCAAACTTAATTACAAACTTCATCGTCGTTCTCCAGGTTAAAAGTTACTTCGTTGCACTCACATGACTCAAGGAATGATTCCTCACTCGTCAAGTGCTCGTACTCGTCTTGCAGTTGCTTGAACAACTTGTTGTTCTTTGATTCAATAAACCATCTAATATTAGATTCCCGGTTTGATGCGTCATCTTGCTGTACAACCAACTCATGCCATGCGTCCTCGTCAAGATGTTGGAATATCCCAGTTGGCTGAGTCTGGTCAAACGCCGCCTCAAAACTGAGGCTTGCGTTGCCCCTGTGAGTTGAACTCACAAATACTGTTGACCTGTCTTGTTCAGCGGCCAAATACAGCGCAGGGAATGCCTCGGCATAGGTCTGCCCATCGTCATAGATCTCAGTTGCCATCCACTTGTGAACATTGATCTTGCCGTCAAAGCAAGCGTAACTACCCTGCGAATAGAACCCGTTGAACGCTATCCTGTCCACCTGGACGCCATGTGCCGCCATCTCATCGGTAAACTCTTGTTCTATAGTTTCATACCATTCATCCCACAGGCAATGCTCTTGCCACCTGTATAACTCTCGCTCGAACCGCTTGGGGTCGAGTTCTTTAAGTTGTTGTGCAGTTAATTCCATGATGTGCCTTTCATATATCAATCCGAACTATTGTTTCCACTTGAAGCAACCCAAGGGCGTGGGAAGACGCGTGTGTCTCTATGTCATCGTGGTTTTCTCCGACACGAGCAAACTCAAACTCAAACCCACAGCGTTCAACTTCTTGTAGAAGAAACGTCTCAAACGCCTCTATGTCTTTGTCGTGGTCGTACCACTTGATATCATCAACTTTGAATACGAGCAATCCATCTTTGTCGTACCACTTTAGATGATTACCCCACATCTCTGTGATGTCTTTGAATGTCGTGTTCATCAAAGTCTTGAGTAGGGGGTATTTATTTTCCTTGTCGAGCGCGTAGAAGCTGTCTACGCCAAATGGTTTGTGTGTCGAATAGACGATCGCCGTTACATCTGATCTGTATCCCATGTCATTCTCCTGTGGCAATCAATAGCCTGAGCATGTTGATTGCATCTTCTTTGGTGTTGAACTCCCCCAGAAATTCACGCCTTACGCGCCATGCGTTCGGGTCATTGGTTCTGCGGTCAACGATGTATGTGGTCTGGTCTTTATCCGGGTATTGGTGAAACGATACGCGGTACCCTACCCTGGATGCGGCGGAAATTACCTCCGCGCCCTCATGGCCAAATTTCATGTACAGCCATACGCTGTCCCTGCCCGTGGTGGTTATAGTCCAGGACGTACTCATTCCCCGACCTCCCCTGGCGGTATGTGCGTCATGTGAAGCATGGCCGTCATAAACGATGGGGGAAATACATTCTCCTCAATGTATATTTTTTCGGATGAAGGGTCGCGGTTCATGTTGCCAATACGCACAAACCAAGCAGCGTTTTTAGCGCGTTTGGCATACGCTACAAGGATTGGTTCCAGTCCCTTTTCTCTGCGCTGGAACATCGCCCAGCATGGTTCGCTGTGTGTACCCATTTCAAACCGCCAAAATAAAGTACCGCTAGTACTCATGGTGTTCTCCTCAATTTCCTGCGCCTACGAGCAGGGTTAAAAATGATATTGCTTCCTCTTTTGAATCAAAGTCCGCGCGTATTCCTTGTGAGGTACGCGCCACCCAGTTGCCATCGACACACAACACCCACCCGGCGGGTAAATACTCGGGGGGCTTAGCCGGGGCGATATAGGCATAGCAGATGCGGTCTTTCGACTCGTGGTCGTAGGTAGTCACCCAATACACACCGCTCACTCGGAGCCGCCCTCTCTGCCATTCATAAGCACCAGCACAGTGGATAGGGCGTCTACCAAGGCCTCGTCCTCCCTAATCAGGTATACGCAGTGCTCGTGTTCATCCGGCCCGTTGGGGTTGTACTTAAATCTTCGGAACTCGATGTATTGCCCATTCAGCGCTTCGTGTATTGAGAATGTGCGGACAGGGACTTGGTTTTCCCCCATGGAGGGACTAGCAGAATTAAGCATCGCCCCTGCTTCTTTTTGTTTTGCTTCCCGCACTCTGTCCCATGAGGCTTGAAGCACTGAGTCGATCATTCGTGTAAATAGTCCCATGTCAATCTCCCAATGAAATGTTTACGCCATAGGGCGCTTGCTCGTTAGTGGTGATGGCCCACAGCGTAGGCCAATCCGACCGACCCCAGCTACCGACATACCCATCGGTGAACTGAATGACAGCTTGCGGGTTCATGCGCTTCTCACGCAGGTAGTCGAACAACACCGCGCCATCGGTGCCCCCACCCCCCTTGATCTTGAGGTCTTGCACAGCAAACTGACCACCCTCGAATGTCTGGTGCCCGGCAATGCTCGTGTCCCAATAGATCACATGGGTCTTAGCTGGCTTGACTTGCTCGATGATGGCCGCGATCTCAGACACAAACATGGTCATTTCCTCACCGCCAAAGACAGACCCGGATGTGTCAAACCCGACCACCAACTCGTTGAGCGTCACGCCAATCATGGATGGCATGTAGATATCGTCAGCCAGGAACCTGCGGTTGGGTCTGCGCCATGAGGACTCGTCACGCCCTGCACAAGTCTCTTGGACAAACTCACGCAACACCTTGCGCCAGTCAACCTTGGGTGCCAGCAAGTCACCGAACACACCATCCCTATCGCCAACGCCCTTGCCAGCCAGCTTGCGCCGCAACATCTCACCCTGACGCACAGCCCTTGCGATCTCCTCGGCTTGCTTGACTTGCTGTTCCTGGGTTTGCTCAGTAGCGTCACCCCACATATGGTCATCGATACCATCGCCACCCTCGCCGCCTTGACCCTGACCGCCGGACTTCTGTTGCTGTTGCTTGAGGTCATCAAAGATTTGCTTGACCGACCAGCCCCGATACTTCTCATTGGGCATCACACCCATCGAGAGCATCTTCACGAACCCCTCGCCAGCATCGGTATCGACCAGGGACAGGTTGACAAACTGGTCAGCGGCTTGGTTAGCCAGCATGTGGTTTTCGTCGTGGAGTGTTTGCCACAAGTGGAGGTGCCGATACGCCTTGTGTGTAGCTTCGTGCAGTACAAGGAACCGCAACTCGGGGTCACTCGGGCACAACGACTGCACAAAGTCGGGGTTGTAGTACACGTTCCAACCATCGGTTGCGGCGGTGGGCAGGTCTTTGCGTACCTCTACCTTGCCACAAGCCAACACGCCAGAGTAGGCGCAGAACTTTTTGTGTTGCATGATGGCGATGTGCGCCTTCTTGATTCGATCTGATACTTCCATGTCATTCTCCGTTGTAGTTAGTGATGTAGATACGCTCGGTCGAGTCAAGCATTGCCGCGAGTGCATTGGCTTGCTCGATCTGTGCAGGGGTGCGGGTTGCCGTCACCAAGTCAACCGCTTGCATGGCAAAGTCATCTTGCCAAAACGTAAATTGGCTGTTGAACGCCGAGATTGTTTTTGTGGCGTCCCACTTCTCAAGATACCTTAATTGGTTAGCGAGGTACCCATACCGACTGTCTTCAGTTGGGTTGTTGATTTTGTACACCGCCAAGTCAGCCCGCAAAAGGGCAACCAGTTCAGTGGCAACCTCGATGGACACGTTGTAGTTGTGAAGAGTGACTGTCCCTCCGTACCACGTCGAACTGCCGCCGGGGCTCAAGCGGCGAGAGGTTATGAACGGCGGGTACTTGGCTGTATCCCGCACAAGCTTCGCCAACTGCAATGTCCTGCTACTCCAACTACCTTGGTACACCCCACCACGCAACATACGCTGTGCACCCAGCTTGGTGCGCCTAGATATGGTTGAGGGGCTAATGTACACATCGGCAGATACGCCGGGGGTCTTCAATAATCTTGCTGTGTCGTACATACTCATGTCAGTTTCTCCAAAGTAAAACATCTAACGCCACCACGATGATGGCAACCAAGAAAACAATACGCAACAGAGGGGCGTCCATCAAAACCTCCGTCTAATATTAGATGCGCCATACCGCTCGTTGAGCAGTCCTACCTGCAACATCTCAGCATAGCGAGAATCCAAGTTGTTCTGCGGTGGGGGTGTGTACGCCTTGCCTATGCGGCTTGGGTTCCAGTCTTTGTGTAAGCGCACAACTGTGCGCCCATCTGAGGTTCGTTCAGTGATTAACATCGTGACTCCTTAGAAGTACTTGCCGAGTTTTGCGGCGGCTTCGGTGAACTTGCGATTGCGACACGCCATACCTACCTTGGACTTGTTGGACGCCAAGGTGGAGATGAACAACGCATTGGCCTCGAATGACTTCCAACGCGCCGTGTAGGTCATCACCGCGTCCATGCTGTCCGCATTGACACGCCCAGCCAACATGAAGGACAGGATGAACAACGCACCCACGCTGTCGGTGTCTGGCACCTTGGTCTTGTGTGGGTCACGCACAATGTTCTCGAACAGTGGCAACTGGTCAGCCAAATGCACCAGGGCATCAAGCAAACGCGCCGCAGGTTCGCCGATCGTACCGGCCAGTGCTGGCAGGGTAGCGTCACCCAACACGTTGCGTTGTTTGACAATGTTGCTGGCCTTTGCCATCGAACGCAACGAACAGAACGCTCGGGTGTTGCCATTCAATGGGTTGAAGATGTAGGGGTTCTTCTCGTTCTTGCCCAGCGTTGTGTAGCACTGGAACACCTCGGGGTTCTGCTTGGCGAACGCCATGATCTCAGGGGCAATGTCGTTGTCTGCCGCCCAGATTAGCCAGTCATCGCACATAACATCTACCTCCACCTCAGTCATGCGGTTGTAGGCATGGCCTGGGATGTTGTCACCCACGCCGTCAGTGTCGAGGTTGGTGGTTGCAAACACGATAGACCCGGTGGGCAGGGGCACATCGCCGATGCGATGCTCCAAGATGGTAGGCAACAACATATTGAGCACAGGGCGGGACGCCTTGCCCAACTCGTCTAACATTAGACAGACAGGGCGCGTCTGACCACGGCCAATACCGAACCTCGCATTGGGTGCGTAGTTGGTAATCATCGCTTCCTTGTCGATCACAGGCATACCCAGGTCGCCGAGGTCGAGGTTGGCCACGTCGATGTAGCACATCTGGTAGTCCGGCAGGTCTTTGGCCAGCATCGAGAGGATGCTTGACTTGCCGATACCGGGCCGACCCCGCAGGATGATAGTGTTGCTTGAGCCAACATGGCGAATGAGATTCGCGGCTTGGTTGAGGGACAAACGCATGGTTGATTTAGTGACTGACATGATTTAAATTTCCTTGATTGATTGATTTACTTGTGCATCAACCCTTTGCAGGGTTCTAATATTAGATGCGGGTTACAGGGGGATGCTTGTTATGTCTGTGATTGATGTTGCCATGAACTCCTTTCGTAGATCTGACATGAGCCGGGCCCATGTTTGTTTGACTGGTAATCTCTCCGACTCCTTAGGCCAATGAGTGCGTAGGAATGCGTAGCGGGACACGATCTCAGGCCAATCGTTGGCATGGCACTCTTGCGTGATGGCCTTGACGATCGTGCTTGGGTTCCATATACCTCGGTTGTTGTGGTCTTCAACATTAGCGGCAAGCACAGGGAACACCGCCTTGAACCCTGACTCCACTATGTCCTCACGAAACCCCTCGATCTCGTGCTTGTCTATGTGCCGCGCATCGAATGCGTGCAGGTCGCTGAGGATGTTGCCCTCGCCATCCAACTCGATCTCGTCAAAGTATTTATACAGCGTTCGGTTGACACGCAAGGCGGTCTGGTTAAGACTCTTGACACTCCACGAACCAATGCCGATGTGAAACGGCACGAACCCAAACGCCTCGTTGAGTCTCGCCTTCGTAGTGGGTCGGTCGTACCAGCCCCGTGTGTCGATCACAATGCGCCCATCCTCATAGGCAGTCAGTATGTCGGTGGAGTACATGCGTACCACCATTGCGTTGTCGTTGCGCCGTAGCACCCTGACATGGTTGCGTTGCCGCTTGCGCCCATCCAAAGGCGCGGCGTTCTTGTACATCCCGCGCTTGTACTTGTGGCGTTCAAGGTGCAGGGCTAGGTTTGTGTGTGTTGTTTTCATGTTGTCCTCTTTGGGTTGAGTTGTTTCAAAATGGTGGGGTCGGTGATAAGCACGTAGTTTGATTTGTTCAAGGGTGCGATGGTGTGTCGCACTGCCCTTGCTTCGGTCTCGCCACACCCAGCACAGGTGGGGCGCTTGAGGTATCGGCGGGCGGGCTCGACACGCACGGCATAGCACGCCATGCAGATCGGCAGGTGGTAGTCTTCCATGGTTAGTCTCCTTCCTACCAATCTTTACAGTTACAAAGTTTCTCAACGCCTGTTTTGTATGCGTGGCAACTCATCATATGCACGGGCTTGATGCCGTGGTACAGGTAGTCGTCAATCGCACTAGCGCAGTCGGTCAGCTTCTGCGTCACGCTTGTGTATAGCTTCGCCGCCATTGCCAACTGCTCGGGCGTGGATTGCGGGTTCTCCATCAGCTTGAGCAGGGTTTCTTCCATGTGCACCACATTCATGCGGATGCCATTCCACTGACGCATGAGGATGTTGATCTTTGGGTCGCGCATGCCAAATCTCCATGCGGTCGGTTGTGTTTCACTGGTTTTCATCATTCGCCCCTTGTGTAATCTTCGAGGGCCAGGGCATGCCCGGCAGTCTCGGTGTCGTGGTTGGCCAGCGCCACGGCGCGTAGTTCGTCTGCGGATTCGGTGTCGTACACCTGATACCCCCAGTACTCCAGGTACATCACCAGTTCCCAGCGGTCAGCGTTTTGCAATTGGTTACGTGTCATGTTTGATTTCCTTTGAATAGAAGGTTTGGTGAACAACTCACCCGATAGGCCACGATTACATGGCCTACCAGTTGGTCTGTCCAGACAGCCGTGAGGCGTCTATATCCAACGGGGGCAGATCGTGCCCCTGGGTACGATAGGGTTTGTCGGTGCGATTTACTGGCATCTAATATTAGATTGCCATCCCGCATCCCGAGGGTTCATTGGGGTTGGCCAAGAGGAACACGCCCATTTAGGTACATAGCGTATTGATTGCATCCTGCTATCGGGTTCGGTGCTTGGGTATGCGTTAACACCCCATTGATTGCACACTACTACTTACACCACATGATGCGCCGACTGGCTACGGCACGCCTTTTCACCTAGGGAGGGGTCATCCAGATATGTGTCTCTTGGTTCGCTTGCTAGCGTTCGTTTGCAATCTGGTTCTGCCTATAGGTTTCTCGTATACATTACTTCCGAGCGGCGGTTTGATGCGTCTAATATTAGATGGTTAGATCTACGTATAGACTGGCCTGTATTGATTTTTAATGAACGTGGGGCGCATAAGGGGAAGGCTACCCGTAACTCAGAGCGATATCCGAGTCGATGGGTCTATTGTACCAGATATATAGATCTTTGTCAATAGTCTGGGGGGCCTGTTCCGGCCCTGCACAGGTGTCTATTTCTCCTTCTTCACAGCATTCTCTCGGCGTGCTTCCTCTGCAAAATACAGCTTCTCAGCCATGATCGCCGTGATGTTGAATCGCTTGGCGGTGGCGTGCAGGTCGGCATTTTCGTAGATGTCTTGGTACACATCGGCGGCGAGGTGTGGGTTGGTTGCAGTGATGACGCTGAGTTCGTCTGAGGTGTCCGCGCCCCAGTCTTTGAGGATTTCTTTTTCGCGGTCGGTCAGGGGTTTGGCTTGCGGGGCTTGGGCCTTGGTTTTGGGCAGAGTGATAGTATTGCCGCGCATGATCTGGTTGATGCGGTCGATGGATATGCGGTACTCGTTGGCCAGGGCACGTCGGGTTTCCCCTGAGTTCACGCGCAAGATGATGTCGGCATCGCGTGTGGCATTGGGGCCTGTGGGGGATTCGGGGACAAGCATGAGGGCGCGGATTGCGGCTTGAACGCGGGGGGATATGGCAAGCAGGGCTAGGAATTCATCTTCAAATGCTGGGGACATTGGGGGCTCCGGGTGGTTGGTGTAGTAAGGCTTGTAATTGTAGCATGGGCATCTAATATTAGACGGGGGATTACCATTACTACAACTACTACTGAGGGTGATTGGGGTTTACCAGTAGAAATGGTGTACGTGAAAAGTTCGCTTGTAACGAAAAGGGGGGGCTTGTAACGCTCGTGTAACTTTTTGAAGTGGCGCGGAAAGTGGCGTGGGTGCTGGGTTCACCTTGACGTGTAACGTTGTAGCGTGGTTTTTGGAGAATTCACGGGAAAACACCCTCAGTGTAGTAGTAGTAATGGTAATGACGCTACAACTCCTACTACTACACTTGTGGAATATTTCCCAGCCACTCAGTTAAACAGCGTTACAGCGTTACACGTCTCTATATATATATATATATATATTTATTTATTATTAGTATTAGGGGGGATTTCATCTAATATTAGATGCTTTTCGAGAACCTTATGCTTACAGTTGTAATGTAACGTAAACTGCATATTTTGCGTAACATTTGCGTTACAGCGTTACACGCTTTTTGCCGCTCGGTGATAGTGTTTGCCACGCCAGCGGCGTCTAATATTAGATCCCATGCTGGGCCCGGCGGCGAGGTCTCTCCCGCACACGCATTCTCCCACGCGGTCCGACTACTATCACGCAAAGCGTGCGCATGATACGCACGCAGGTGGAGAAAAATGAGGGCGAAAAAAAGCCCGCCGAAGCGGGCTGGAGGGGCGAGAAAATTTACTCTGCGATTTCTTTGAACCCATCGAGGGATTCAATCGCAAGGTCAACCATTGACGCACTGAATTCAGACAAGCCAAGTATGCGGGCCTGCGCGATGGCTTTGGATATTGTTTTGTCCAATTCTTCACGCGTGGTTGATTGAACCTTACCTGCTTTGGCCGTTGCAGGGGTGGATTTTTTGGAGAATGGCAATTTTTTGGTGTCATCATTTTTCAATGATGGGGTGAATTCAACCCCATAATGCAAGGCACGCATGGCAGACTGAGCGTATTCAGTAAAGGTTTTGCGCTCCATTTGACCCGTGGCGCATGCGTCAACCACTACCTGAGAATCCCGGATGGCTTTGCCCATGGCCTTTACGGCCTTTTCATCTTTGCCGACCTGAACCAACCAAGTATCAACAAAGCGTTGCATGGTTGTGCAAACCACAGAGGACAACTTGTCCTGAGCATTGTCGAAAGATTTCCAACCCCGAATGATGGATTTTGCATGGGTATCGAAAGAGGGGAGAGTGATGACGTTTGTCATTTTGATTTCCTTGAGTTGCGTTGATGAAATGCCGGGTTAGAGTGATTTCCAAACCGACAAATGAACTGTAACGCAAAGCGCCCGACTTGTCAAGTGTTTGTTTAGATGTTTGTCTAATGTTAGACCTTCAAAAATCCGGCCCTGTTGACCCCACCCGGCCCCGACCCCCACTTATGGCTTTGGGACTCCGCCCGCGCCGCTTACGCTGAGTGTTGCATTCGCTACTATTAACAGGCATAATCCCCACCATACCGTAGTCATTAGTGGGGGTCCCATGGAGAACAAACGATTTGGCCGCTTGGTAGTACAACAGCTACGCAGCAAAGATAAAAATTACAATAAACGCTGGGTCTGCCTTTGCGACTGCGGAAACACAACCGTTGTCTTGGGTGATAAGTTACGTAGTGGAAATACACAATCTTGTGGCTGCTACCGCGTAGAGTTTCGGGAAACTCTTGTCCGCACTGCTGACGAAGAACGCCGGATGTATACCAAAAAATCATATCAAGCCATGATGGGCCGGTGCTACAACGAAACCTACCCGTCGTATATACGGTACGGGGGGCGAGGAGTGAGTGTTTGCAATCGGTGGCGGTATGGGGAAGATGGCAAAACAGGCTGGCTGTGCTTTTTTGAGGATATGGGACCCAAACCTACCGGCCACTCTATTGACCGCATAGACAACGAGAAGAACTACACCCCAGACAATTGCAGGTGGGCCACAATCCAACAACAGGCGCAAAACCGCAGACCTTGGGGATCGCTACGTACCCCCCTTCTCCCAAAAACACCCCCACCCCAAAAATAAAACACACCTGTGAAAAATTACACTATACTTACCATTGAAGACTCATTGCAACACAACGGCTGCGTAACACGCCATGTACACACCGGTCATCGATTACGACGTACCACTTGCAGACTATGCACCCACCTTCCAAGACTTGAGGGACCGGGTAGCTTCCGCCGTTGCGGCGCTGGAAGATTTGGACTACCTGCCGGAGCCAACAGAAGAAGATCGCCGGGTGAGCCGGGCAATTTTCGCTGGGGAGCAAGGAGCCACGGACACAGACCTGTCCAGCCCCGGGGTAATCGTGCATGTGGCTGCATTACTCAATGAATATGACCGCACCGTGGTCAAAAGTGCTGCACAACTGCGGACCTACGTCACAAACAAGCTGATTTTGGAGTCCGACAACCAAGACCCACGCATCAGGATCAAGTCACTGGAGTTACTGGGCAAGATTTCAGACGTTGGGTTGTTCACAGACAAGACAGAAATCACCATGCGGCACCGTCCCACCGAGGAATTGGAGCAAATGCTGCGCGAAAGGCTCACCCGGGTCATCGAAGGCGACGTTTTCGAGGTGTCCAACCCCGACAAACTGGCCGAACGGCCCAAAATGGACGTTTCTGAGGTGCTTGGCGAGTGATTACCGACGATGTGCTGACCCCAGAGCGCGTAAATCGCATCGTGAAGAGCCTGCCGTCGGCAGAAGCAGCGGAATTGCTGGCTTTGATGGACGAATTGCAGGGCCGCAAGCGTATTGACATGTGTCAACTGGACTTTTTGGCGTTTATTGCGGCCATGGACCCCACATATAAGTTCGGAGTCCACTTAAAACGGCTGGGAAACCTGCTGATGGATGTGGAGAAGAACATCAAAAACCGCATTGCGGTGTCAATGGCCCCCAGGATGGGCAAATCGCAGATGATTTCCATCTACTACCCGGCTTGGTACCTCGGTTTGCACCCCGATCACAAGGTAATTGTGGCCTCCCACACGGCTGATTTGGCTGTTGTGATGGCCAGAAAAGTGCGAAATCTCATCAATACGCCCGAGTACAAGGCCATATTTCCCAACACGGCGATCGCCGCAGATGCCAAAGCAGCGGCCCAATGGAACACCACAAAGGGCGGAGAGTACTTCGCCATCGGTGTGGGCGGCGCGTTGGCCGGTCGCGGAGCGCACTTAATCATTGCCGACGATCCGTTGTCGGAGCAGGACATCAAGGCGGGCAATACTTCATCACTGGACTCCACATATGAGTGGTTCTCTGCGGGATTGCGCACTCGTCTGATGCCGGACGGAAAGATATGCGTGCTGCACACAAGGTGGCACCAGCGGGACTTGATTGGGCGGTTGGTAAAAGACTCGGCCATGAACGAAGGCGGGGACAAATACGAGACGTTTGAGTTCCCTGCCATCCTCAATGAGAACACCGACAACGAGAAATCTATTTGGCCAGAACAGTGGACAATTGAAGCGCTGCAACAAACCCGGGCGTCAATGCACCACATCATGTGGCAATGGTTTGCTCAGTACCAGCAAAACCCCACGGCGTCGGAAGCAGCCATCATCAAGCGAGAGTGGATCAAGTGGTGGACAAAGGATGACCCACCTGCGGTTGATTTCATCGTGCAGTCCTACGATACGGCGCTCACCACCAAGCAGCGGTCAGACTTCTCTGTGTGTCATACATGGGGCGTGTGGAAGAACGAGGAAGATGTTGACAACGTGATCTTGCTCAACCGGGTCAAGGGCAAGTACGAGTTCCCTGAACTCAAAGTCATGGCCCACGAGCAGTTTAAAAACTGGGAGCCGGACAGCGTTATCGTGGAGGCCAAAGCGTCTGGCCAACCGCTTATTGACGAAATGCGCCGCTCGGGTATATTTGTGCAGGACTTCAGCCCCGGCAAGGGACAAGACAAGATCGCGCGGCTCAATGCTGTGGCAGACATGTTTGCCTCTGGTCAGGTATGGTTTCCTGAGACTTCTTGGGCAGCGTCAACGGTCGAGGAAATTCTGGCTTTCCCAGCGGGCGAAAACGACGACGAGGTTGATGCAATGACACTGGCCCTGATGCGTATTAGAAAAGGCGGGCTATTGCGGTTGCAGACCGACCACGAGGATAATGAACCCTTCTACCGGGCCCGTCGGCCTGCGTACTACTAAGGATCAGAAATGGAAAAAGGTATTTACGCCGCCCCCCTGGGGCTTGATTCAATGGGCACCGACGACGAGGCGCTGGAGATCGACATTGAGGACCCCGAGTCAGTAACTCTGAGCGACGGCAGCATGGAGATTACTCTGATGCCGGACTCGGACAAGAGCGAAGACTTCGATGCCAACTTGGCCGAAGAGATGGACGAGGGGGCACTGCAAACAGTAGCGAGTGATCTGTTGGAGTTAGTTGACGCTGACATCAACAGCCGCAAAGACTGGGTGGACATGTACGTCAAGGGCCTTGAAGTGCTGGGCATGAAGTACGAGGAGCGCACCGAGCCGTGGAACGGCGCATGCGGGGTGTACTCCACAGTGCTGACTGAGGCGGCAATCCGGTTCCAGTCAGAGACCATCATCGAGACATTCCCGTCCGCCGGGCCCGTGAAGACGGAGATCATCGGTGCCATTGACCGCTACAAAACTGAGGCAGCGGAGCGAGTTCGTGAGGACATGAACTACCAGTTGACCGAGGAAATGCCTGAGTACCGTCCTGAGCATGAGCGGTTGCTGTACTCCCTGGGGTTGGCCGGAGCGGCATTTAAAAAGGTGTACTACGACCCGGCGATGCGCCGCCAAGTGGCAATCTTTATTCCGGCTGAGGACATCATCCTGCCGTATGCCGCGTCGAGCGCCCGCTCCGCAGAACGTCTTACGCACACCATGCGCAAGACCAAGAACGACATTAAAAAGCTGCAAGTCAGTGGGTTTTATCGGGATGTGGACTTGGGCGAACCCACCACAATCCACACCGACATCGAGAAGAAAAAGGCTGAAGACCAAGGGTATTCCCTTACCGATGACGAGCGGTACCAGATATATGAAATTCACGTTGACTACGATCTGCCGGGCTACGAGGACGACGATGGGATTGCACTGCCTTATGTCATCACCATTGACCGCAGCACCCAGGAAGTTCTGGCTATCCGACGCAACTGGGACCCGGAAGATGAGCGCCGCTTAAAGCGCCAGCACTTCGTACAGTACACGTACATACCAGGAAGTGGTTCCTACGGCTTGGGGCTGATCCATTTGATTGGCGGGTACGCACGAGCGGGCACCATGCTCATCCGTCAGTTGGTCGATGCGGGCACACTCAGTAACCTGCCCGGCGGGTTGAAGGCCAGAGGGTTGCGGGTCAAGGGCGACGACACGCCCATCGCCCCGGGAGAGTTCCGCGATGTGGACGTGCCAAGCGGCAGCATCAAAGACAACATCATGGCCCTGCCGTACAAAGAGCCAAGCCAAGTGCTGGCCGGGCTGTTGGAGAAAATCACCGACGAGGGTCGCCGTCTGGGCTCTATCGCGGACATGAACGTCAGCGACATGAGCGCTAATGCTCCGGTGGGTACCACGTTGGCGTTGCTCGAGCGGCAGCTTAAAGTGATGTCGGCTGTACAGGCGCGGGTGCACTACAGCATGAAGGAGGAGTTCAAGCTCCTCAAGGACATCATCCGCGACTACGCGCCGGAGGACTACGAGTACGACCCCGCCAGCGGCGACCGTCAAGTCAAGCAGTCGGACTACGACATGGTGGACGTGATCCCTGTGTCGGACCCCAACAGCAGCACGATGGCCCAGAGGATCATGCAGTACCAAGCTGTCATGCAGATGGCTCAAGGGGCTCCGCAAATTTATGACTTGCCTTACTTGCACCGCCAGATGATTGAGGTGTTGGGCATCAAGAACGGCGAGAAGCTTGTGCCCATGGCCGAGGACATGAAGCCACGGGACCCTGTGTCAGAGAACATGGCGTTCCTGAATGGGGAGCCCACCAAGGCGTTTATCTACCAAGATCACGATGCGCACATCGCTGTGCACACAGCCATGATGCAGGACCCGCTGATCATGGCGCAGATTGGCCAGAACCCACAAGCGCAGAAGATGCAGAGCGAGATCATGGCCCACATCAGTGAGCACTTGGCCTTTGCATATCGTCGCAAGGTTGAGGAGCAGCTTGGCGTTGAGATGCCTGCACCCAACGAAGAGATTCCCAAAGAGTTGGAAGTGCAGTTGTCCCGCTTGGTGGCCCAGGCCGCACAGCAAGTGTTGGCCCAGAGCAAGTCCCAGGCGGCGCAGCAACAAGCCCAGCAAGCTGCGCAAGACCCGATCGTCCAGATGCAGCAAGCTGAGTTGCAGATCAAGAAGCAGGAAGCTGACACTAAGGCCAAGAAGGTTGAGGGTGACTTGTTGCTCAAGCAAGCTGAGATCGAGCTCAAGGCGCAAGCACAAGGAAGCCAGAACCCAGACCCAGTTATGTTGGCCGAGCAACACCGTCAAGAGATGGAGATGCAGAGCCAACGGCATGCCATGGAGATGGCCCAGGCGCAACAGTCACAACAACTTGACGCACAGAAGCAACAGCAGGGCATGGCGCAGGCACAACAGATGCACACACAACAGATGGCGCATGGCGGGCAGGTGCACAACCAGAAGCTCACTCATGCACAAGAGCAAGCAAGAATAAAAGCGGAGTTGATGCGCAATCAACCCAAGCCAGGGAATAAAGGAGAGTAATGGACAACCACGTATTGGAGCTGCTGAATTCCAAATTGGAAGAGCGCAAAGTTGGACTCATCGAAGTTTTGAGTGATGGCGGGGCATCGTCCTACGATCACTACAAAGAATTGTGCGGGACTATCCGAGGTCTCCTGACCGCACAGTTAGAAATAGGTGACCTCGTGCGTAGACTAAAGGAAAATGACGATGACTGAATTTGACGTTGCGGCAGTAGACCTGTCGGGTATTTTGAACGCGCCAGCGGAGGAGAAGGCAAAACAAGTGCCGGACCCTGCCACGTTCCACTTACTGTGTGTTCTCCCTGATATTGATGAGTCCTATGAAAGCGGCTTAGTGAAAGCTGGCCAGACGATGCACTACGAGGAGGTCCTATCTCCCGTGCTGTACGTCGTCAAAGTGGGCCCCGACGCTTATAAAGACGAAAAACGCTTCCCCAGCGGTGCGTCTTGTAAAGCGGGTGACTTTGTGTTGGTTCGCCCCAACACTGGTACACGGATCAAGATTCACGGCAAAGAGTTCCGGATCATCAATGATGACTCGGTTGAAGCTGTGGTCCAAGACCCCCGTGGCATTTCCCGCGCATAAGGAGTAACTCATGCCTGAATTTGAAAAAACCACATTTGAGTTCCCTGACGAAAAGGAACAAGCGGAATCCACGGCCACCAAGGAATTGGCTCCGCCAAAGTCTGCGGCCAGAGATGAAACTGAGATAGAGATCATCGATGATACCCCTCCGGCGGATCGCAATCGTAAGCCTATGGCCGAAGCGCCAAAGGATATGACCGAGGAAGAGCTTGATAAATACGATGAAAGTGTTAAAAAACGTATTCAGCACTTCACCAAGGGCTACCATGAGGAGCGCCGTGCCAAGGATTCAGCCCTGCGTGAGCGGGAGGAAGCTGTCCGGATGGCCCAAGCACTTGTTGAAGAGAACAAGAAGCTCAAGGGCTCTCTGTCCCAAGGCCAGACGGCGCTGCTGGAGCAGGCCAAAAAAGTTGTAGCCAACGACTTGGAGCAGGCAAAGCGCCGGTACCGGGAAGCCTATGAAGCCGGGGACTCGGAGGCTTTGGCCAACGCCCAGGAGGAAATGACCGCCGTCAAGATAAAAGCGGAGCGCGTAAATAATTTTAAGCCTACCTCTTTACAAGACGATCAAGTTGAGGTACAAACGCCTAAATCTCCCCCCGAGCAGCGCAGCGATCCACGCGCAGATGATTGGCGGGATTCCAATCCTTGGTTTGGCACTAACCGTAAAATGACGGCTTATGCGATTGCCTTACACGAGGACTTGGTACAAGATGAACGTGTATCTCCAGCTAGCGAAGATTATTTTCGTCGCATAGATGAAGAGATGCGGTCCAGATTTCCAGATCAGTTTGAGTCTGAGAGATCCGCTGATGCGTCACCTCAGCGCCAGAAATCGAACGTCGTCGCCCCAGCAACGCGGAGTACTGCGCCCCGAAAGGTCGTACTTACCAAATCGCAGGTCGAAATCGCCAAACGGCTTAATGTCCCTTTGGAACTTTATGCCCGTAAGGTTGCGGAAGAAATGAGGAAATAATCATGGCAGAACAGAACAAACTTAATCGTGAACTCGAATCCCGCGCTCGTGAAGTGCGCCCAGTAACCAAATGGGCACCTGCTCAACTTCTACCCGAAGTTGACGAAGAGCCGGGGTATGCGTTCCGCTGGATTCGCACCAGCATGATGGGTGCTCCCGATGCCAGAAATATAACCTCAAAGTTCCGTGAGGGATGGGAGCCTGTAAAGGCCTCTGACCACCCCGAAGCGCAAGTCTTTGCTGAGCCCAACAGCCGGTATAAGGATGCGATTGAAGTGGGTGGACTCATCCTGTGCAAAACTCCGGTGGAGTTTATCGGTCAACGTAGTGAGCACTTCCAAAAGATTGCTGATTCACAGATGACTTCGGTAGATAACACCTATATGCGCGAGAGTGATTCCCGCATGCCGCTGTTCAATGAGCGCCGCTCAACAGTGACTAAGGGACGAGCTTTCGGTTCTGGTTCTTAATTTTCAGGAGTCTTTTCAATGGCTTACCCCACTGTCTCCGCACCATATGGTCTAAAGCCTGTCAATCGCATTGACGGCATGCCCTATGCTGGTGCCCTACGACAGATTCCCGTTGCAGCCGCTTTTGGCACTGCTATCTTCTTTGGAGATACGGTCCAGATTAACTCTGACGGTTATCTGATTCTCTCAACCACCACCAACTCCGGTGCGATTGTCGGCGTCTGTGTCGGCGGTCAATACGTGAACTCCAGCGGCCAAACCGTTCAGGGTCAGTATTTGCCTGCTTCCATCAGCACTGCTACCAATCTGGCTTATGCGTATGTTGTGGATGACCCCATGGCCCTGTTCAAGGTCGCCGTTGTGTCTTCTGGCACTACCATGAGTTCCGCTGGGCGGGCTGTTGTCGGTACTAACTTGGCTCTGGTTCTCAACGCGGGCAACACCACCACTGGTGACTCTGCCTTTGCTGTGACCCTGACCGGTGCTGGTACGACTGCAACCATCCCAATCCGTGTGATCGACGTTGTGCCTGAGACCGCCACTGCTGCCGACACTTACACTGAACTCTTGGTGAAGATCAACACTCACCAATACAACAACACCACTGGTGTTTAAGGAGTAAGAAATGGCAATTTCACGCGCACAACTACTTAAAGAACTGCTCCCTGGCCTGAACGCTTTGTTTGGCTTGCAGTATGCGACCTACCCTGAAGAGCACAAAGAAATCTACGAAACCGAGACTTCTGAGCGTTCCTTTGAGGAAGAGACCAAACTGGCTGGCTTCTCTGCTGCACCGGTCAAGAACGAAGGTTCTGCGATCCAGTATGACAACGCTCAGGAAGCTTGGACTGCTCGTTACAACCACGAAACCATTGCAATGGGTTTTTCAATCACTGAAGAAGCGATTGAAGACAATTTGTACGACAGCTTGTCTGCGCGCTACACCAAATCGCTGGCTCGTGGTATGGCTTACACCAAGCAGGTCAAAGCTGCCTTTGTGTTGAACAATGCGTTCAGCACTACGGTGACTTACGGTGACGGAGTGAGCTTGTGCTCTACCGCCCACCCGTTGATCTCTGGTGGAACCAACAGCAATCGCCCGGCTACCGCCGCTGACTTGAATGAGACTTCGTTGGAAAACGCAGTCATTCAGATCGCTGCCTGGACGGACGAGCGTGGCCTGTTGATCGCAGCCAAGCCCAAGAAGTTAATTGTTCCTCCTGCTCTGATGTTCGTTGCAACTCGTCTCCTGGAGACCGAATTGCGTGTTGGCACGACCGACAACGACATCAACGCGTTGAAGAACAACGGCTCTATTCCCCAGGGCTACTGTGTCAACCACTACCTGACTGACACCAATGCTTGGTTCCTGTCTACCGATGTGCCTAACGGGCTGAAGCACTTTGTGCGTATGCCCCTGGACACAAAAATGGATGGTGATTTTGACACCGGAAACGTCCGCTATAAAGCTCGTGAGCGTTATAGCTTCGGCGTGTCAGACCCCTTGGGTATCTTCGGGTCCCCTGGCGCTTGATAGGTTCAGTACGGTAGAGGTGACTGGCCTGCCACTAGGGCCCCTTCGGGGGCCCTTTTTATTTGTTGCGCCCCACCAAAAACCATGATATATTGACCCCAATCCGGGAAAACCGGTGTATCAAACAGTCCCGGCTGACTGTCATGCAAGATTGATACACCTTAACGCATGGAGAATTGATTATGGGTTTCGCTACTCACCTTGGCCCTTGGTTGTTGGGCACTGTCCGTAACACCACTGGCACGACTGTCGGCACGATTGAAAACTGCGGCGCAACCGTTGTTTCTCAAACCTTCAAAAAGAATTACGCCGGTCAAGCTGCTTCAGCTACCACCGACACCGTTTGCGTGTTGCCCGCTGGCGCACAAATCCTGGAAATCTATGTTGATACGCTGGTTGCCTTCACAGGCTCTACCGCAGCCAACATGACCCTGGGCGATGGCACAACTGCCAATAAGTATTGGACAACCACCGACATCACCACCGCAGGCCGCTTGGCTACAACCAATGCCGTCTTGTCTGCATGGTGCGGAGCCACCTCCACCGCCTCTCCCAACGGGATCGGTATTGGCCCAACCGATGTGAAATTGATTGCAACCTTGACCCCAACTGTGGCGGCTGTCACCGTTGGTACGGTTCAATACACTGTGGTGTACGTTGTTGCTGACTCTAACGGTTCGCAGTTCCCAGCATCCGCTTAATTGATCTTGGGGGCTTCGGCCCCCGCTTCTTAAAGGATTGATTATGAATCAGACCAATGTAAAGCAAGCGCACCTAAACGGTAGCGGCTTTTTGGTAATGGGGCGCAACAGGGTCAAGGCCATTTCTTTTACCGGCACAGCAACCGCAGGTTTTGTGGCGTTGTTTGATACGACAACTGCACCTGTGACTACGGCAACTTATGGTCGCTCTGGCACAACTGTTACGGTTTCAGCAACAGCGCATGGGCTTGTGACGGGCGACGTGATCGGTATTGACTTTGCTGCCGGAACAGGCGGCACTGCAACCAATGGAAACTACCCAATCACCCGGGTAGACGCAAACTCTTTCACGCTCACAGACATCAACACAGGGTCTATCACCGCTGGTGCATCAATGGTGTATTCAAATCGCTGGTTGATGACCTACGATGTGAGTGCCAGTGACACGTTCAATAACGCGCCGATCATTCCCCAAGATGGCGTGTTGGCAGTCAATGGTGTATACGTATACATGCTCAACGTAACTTCATGTAACATTTACTATGGCTGATAAGAGCTTCAACTTGGTGGGACGCAAGCTTATGATTGCGATCCCTTGTTATGACGGCAAGGTCAACATCAAGACCTGTTTTGCCATAGCGCAACTCGTCCCCAAGTTGGACAAGATGGGTGTCCAGATTCATCTGGTGCACCTGTCTGGCTGCTCAATCATCACCAAGGCTCGGAACAAGCTGGTGATGAACTTCATGGACTCAGACTGCACTGACCTGCTGTTTGTGGACGCTGATGTGGTCATCAATGTTGAGGCTGTGACCCGCCTGTTGGCCCTGTCTACGGACAAAGACGTTGTAGCTGGTACGTACCCCCGCAGAGCGGCAGATGCCAAGTTCTTCTTGGACTTCTACCTGGATGAGAACAACCAGTTGGAGTTTGATGAGAATGGCCTGATGCGCGTGGAGAGCGTGGCCACTGGGTTCATGCTGATCCGCCGCCATGTCATTGAGTCCATGATTGCTGCCCACCCTGAGTGGAAATACAAAGGCGACGGCGAGGGCACAGATGAATACGCTGTGTTTGACTTTGCCATCGTGGACGGCAACTACATCGGGGAAGACTACCTGTTCTGCCGCAGGGCCAGAGAGCACGGGTACAAGATTTACCTCGACCCCATGATAAGCTTGCCGCACATCGGCACGCAAGAATTCACCCGTAACTTTGAGCAAGACGCTTTGCAACCACTCCTCAAGGAGCATGCAAAACCGCACTTGAAAGTGGCAAATGGCTAAGAAAAAAGGTCCCTCCCTTGCGATCGGTCGTGGGGAAAAGTTACCTGCTTCTAAGGGAGCGGGTTTGACGGCCAAGGGCCGTGCCAAGTACAACGCAGCAACAGGAAGCAACTTAAAAGCCCCGCAACCACAAGGCGGCAAGCGCAAGGACTCGTTCTGCGCACGCATGAGTGGTATGCCCGGCCCCATGAAAGACGAGAAGGGCAAGCCAACTCGGAAAGCCGCTTCACTAGCAAGATGGAAATGTTGACATGAACCACGACGTAAAAACAATGACTGATGGCGCTGCCGTAGTAATGGGCCTTGGGGGTTTCTTGGGATGGATGACGCCCGTAGTAACGCTAATTGGCGGCGTGTTGACCATTGTGTGGATGGTTATTCGCATCTGGGAAACTGATACCGTACAACGGTGGGCATATCAAGATGCCGTCAACCGCAAGAAAGCCGACGATGAAGACAAAAAAGTTTGATGCTGGTGGCTTGACTGGTGGCGGGGCCAAAGGTGCTCTGGATCAGGTTGGCCAATCTTTGGACCAAATCAGCAACGCGCTCAACGGCGGGCAGAAGTCCTCTTTTGGTTTTGCCCCAAATGCGTCGCCTGGATTGCCCGGCCCCAACACATCACCGGGACTGCCTACTGCCACTGAAGCAATGAGCAAACTGTCCCCGGGTAGCACTTTTAAAAAGGGCGGCAAGGTATCTAAAAGCGCTAAGCGCGGCGATGGTATTGCCCAGCGCGGTAGGACGCGCGGAAGGTACATGTAATGCCCAGCGGCAGCGCCAAGCAGCACAAGTTCATGGAGGCGGTGGCCCACAGCCCATCGTTTGCCAAGAAGGTAGGGGTCCCACAGTCCGTGGGCAAAGATTTCAGCAACGCCGACAAAGGCAAAACTTTTAAAAGAGGTGGTGATATGGCAGGCAAAATGAATCCCGGTTTTATGGCAATGATGGCCAAGAAAAAAGGCATGCAAGAAGGCTCTAAAGCCGACATGGCATCTGACAAAAAGCAAATGATGGGCATGAAAAAAGGCGGGGCTGCTAAAAAGATGATGGGTGGCGGCATGGCTTACGCCAAAGGCGGCTCTGCATCCTCAAGGGCTGATGGTATTGCTCAGCGTGGCAAGACCAAAGGCAAAATGATGGCCAAGGGCGGCAAGGCCTGCTAAGGACCACAGTATGAAAGCCAGCCGGGGGATGGGGGCTATCCTGCCCTCCAAAATGCCCAAAGGCGTCCGCAAGGCACGCCGGGACGACACTGACTTCACTGAGTACGCCGAAGGCGGGACGGTGAATGCGGCTGGGAATTACACTAAGCCGAGTATGCGCAAACGGATTGTGTCCCAGGTAAAGGCTGCGGCTACACAGGGAACAGGCGCAGGTCAGTGGTCAGCCCGTAAGGCACAACTTGTGGCTAAGAAGTACAAGGCTGCTGGTGGGGGATACAAAGATTGAAAGCACCGCAGACTTCCCTTAAAAACTGGGGCGACCAGAAATGGCGTACCAAGTCGGGGAAGCCTTCGTCCAAGACGGGGGAGCGGTACCTCCCAGAAGCTGCGATCAAGTCTTTGTCCTCTGCTGAATACGCAGCAACCACCAAGGCCAAACGCGCGGGTAAGGCGGCAGGTAAACAGTTTGTGGCGCAACCCAAATCAATAGCAAAGAAAACGGCAGGATTTAGATGACCACAACCGGCGCTACATCGTTTAACCCTGACTTCACGGAGATTGCCGAGGAAGCATGGGAGAGGGCTGGCCGTGAGATGCGTTCTGGCTACGACCTGCGCACTGCCCGCAGGTCCATGAACTTGATGACCATCGAGTGGGCCAATCGTGGTCTGAACATGTGGACGATTGAGGCTGGGTCTTTCCCGCTGGTGCAGGGATTGAATACTTATCCGCTGCCATTGGATACTATTGACCTGCTGGATCATGTGATCCGCACGGGCGGCAACAGCGCCACCACTCAAGCTGACTTGTCCATCACGCGTATTAGTGTTTCTACCTACGCCACAATCCCCAACAAGTTAACCCAAGCCCGGCCTATTCAGGTCTGGATTCAGCGTTTGTCTGGTGAAACCAGCACGACCACTTTGACGTTGGCAAGCACTATCACCAGCACAGCCACCACACTTACCCTAAGTTCGACTGTGGGACTAGCATCATCTGGCTACATCAAGCTGGACAATGAGACCATGTACTACGGCTACATTGACGGAAACACTTTAAACAGCATATTTCGCGGGCAAAACAACACCACGGCAGCGGCTCACACCGCCGCAACAGCCGTCTATGTGCCCCAGCTACCCGCTGTAACTGTGTGGCCGACTCCGGATGGGTCCACCTCCTATGAATTTGTCTACTACCGCATGCGGCGTGTTCAAGATGCTGGCGCGGGTGTGGAGACTGCGGACATGAACTTCCGCTTCCTCCCAGCGGTGACCGCCGGGTTGGCGTACTATATTGCGATGAAGGTCCCTGAACTGCAAGGACGCATGGAGATGCTCAAAGCGGTCTACGACGAGCAGTTTGGCCTTGCCGCAGGTGAAGATCACGAGAAAGCCGCGTTGCGCCTTGTGCCAAGGCAGTCCTTCATCGGGGGGAGCACTCCGTAATGGGTAATCGGTTCTCCTCTGGCAAGTTTTCAATTGCCGAGTGCGATCGGTGCGGGCAACGCTTTAAACTCAAACAGCTTAAAAACGAGGTCATCAAGACCAAGCTGTTCCAGATCAAGGTGTGCCCAGAGTGCTGGGACCCAGACCAACCGCAGTTACAGTTGGGCATGTATCCGGTGGATGATCCTCAAGCGGTTCGTCAACCCAGGCCAGATACAACTTATGTGACTTCGGGTATCAACGCGGGCGGGTTTCCGTCTGGCGGGTCAAGGGATATTCAGTGGGGCTGGAGACCGGTAGGCGGGTCCAGCTTTTTTGATGTGGATTTAACGCCAAACTACTTGGTGGCAACCACAAGTGTTGGTACAGTAACGGTAAGCGTAACTTAGGAGCAGACATGGACAAGAAAGATATGGCACAAGACAAGGCTATGATCAAAAAAGCCTTCTCACAGCACGATGCCCAAAAACACAAGGGTGGCAAGGGTACTGCCTTGAAACTTAAAAAAGGTGGGCCTACCAGTATGGATCGTAAGACGTATGGGAAGAACCTCTCCCGTGCAATGAACCAGAAATCTGGGAGCAAATAATGGCTACATTCAGCAAAAAAGTGATGGGTAAAGAAGTCGGCTCCGCCAGCGTCTACGCCGCACCGCACACCATGGACGGTAAGCCCGGCGTGGCTATGCGCCCCAAAGCAGCCATGCCCCGTAAAGCCGATTGGACCCCCATGGATGGCGTGAGCATCGGTAACAACGATGAAGTCAAGACCAGTGGCATCAAGATGCGCGGTACTGGCGCGGCCACCAAAGGTGTGATGTCCAGAGGCCCGATGGGTTGAGGTTTTTATGGCAATGACTTATGCCCAGCTTGTAGTCGCTGTCAGCGATTATTGTGAAAACACGTTCAATACAACGGACATGAACACGATGATCAAGCAGGCGGAGCAGCGCATCTACAACACGGTCCAGATTGCGAACTTGCGCAAGAACGTGACCGGAACGCTCACGGCTAGTAATAAGTACTTGTCATGCCCAGACGATTTCTTGTCTGTGTATTCGCTGGCTATCTATCCAAGCGGCGGGGGGAGCTACATCTATTTGCTCAACAAGGATGTGAACTTCATGCGGGATGCGTATCCCAACCCCACCACAACGGGTACACCCAAGCATTACGCCATTTTTGGCCCTCAGTCTACCAATGTGAACGAGTTGTCGTTTATTGTTGGCCCAACACCAAACAGCGCTTACGGCGCTGAACTGCATTACTACTATTACCCGGAGTCCATTGTGACGGCCTCGACCACTTGGCTGGGCGACAACTTTGACTCTGCACTTCTGTATGGGACGTTGCTTGAAGCCATCACCTACATGAAGGGTGAGAAGGACTTAGTTGAACTCTATCAAGCGCAGTATTTGCAAGCAATTACTTTGCTCAAGAACTTGGGTGACGGCAAGCAGCGCATGGATGCGTATCGGGATGGGCAGACTAGGATCAAGGTAAATTAATGTCCATTGTCCAAACCCAAACCACCAGCTTCAAAGCGGAGCTTTATCAGGGCATCCATGACTTGACCACGGATGTGATCAAGATCGCCCTGTATACAGCCAACGCAAGTTTAAACGAAGGCACAACGGTGTATTCGGCAACCAATGAAGTGGTGGCTACAGGCACTTATGTGGCTGGCGGGGCAACAATGACCGGCATCACGGTTAGCACATCTGGCTATACGGCCTATGTAGGGTTTGACAATGTATCCTGGACAGCGGCCCTGACGGCCCGATGCGCCTTGATCTACAACTCAACCCAGGGCAACAAATCGGTGGCCGTGTTGGACTTTGGGTCTGACAAAACATCGGTCACCACGTTCTTAATCACGATGCCATCCAACACATCAACCACAGCATTGATCAGGAGTTCAAATTGATAGTCACAACCACCAAAGGCGAGATGGATGATTCCTTGCTTGAGAAGCGGGAAGGAACCGTGGACAATGACAATGAACTGACCACTTGGGTTGAGTATTGGCTGGAGGGCGAACTTGTACATCGTTCTGCCCATGTCCAGTTGAAGAAAATGCCGGTTTTTGCCGGTGCTGAAGCCGCATCAATAGGTTAAAGGAAACATCATGGCAAACACACAATCAATGACCACTTCGTTTATGGGTGAGTTGCTGACAGCAACGCACAACTTTGGCACTGCTCCCACACGGGGCACTAGCGCTACTGACACGTTTAAAGCTGCGCTGTATCTAACTTCAGCCACTTACAATGCCGCAACTACGGCATATTCCGCTACTGGGGAAGTGTCAGGTACTGGGTATACAGCGGGTGGAGTAGCCGTAACGGCTGCAACTCCTCCTACGGCAACCAATAGTTCTGCAACCGCTGGCGTAGCCTTCTTCACTCCTTCGGCTTCAATCACCTATACCACGGTAACTTTGACCACGGCGTTTGATGCGGTGTTGATCTATAACTCAACACAGAGTAACAAGGCGGTCAGTGTCCACACCTTTGGCTCCCAGACGATCACGGCTGGAACCTTCACCTTGACGATGCCCTCCAACACCACATCAACCGCTTTGTTGCGCTTGGCTACCACCTAAGAGGTAGTTCATGTCTCTTGGCTGGGGTGACGGTACATGGAGTAGCGGCCCTTGGGGTGGAGGGACGGTATATCCAACAGGCAATGAGGCAAATGGCTCTGTTGGATCAGTCTCGCCTGATCGGATTCTTGCCCTCACGGGCGTGTCAGCTTCTGGTGCAGTTGGGACGATGGCTCCCAGTACATCAGAAGGTGAAGATGGAGATGTAGCTTTTGGTGAGGTTGGCAGTGTAGGGACAGCCCTAGAGATTGCCCTGTTTGGTGTTACTGCGGCTGGGGCGGTTGGAACGGTTGACCACGGCAAAGAAATTGCCCTGAGTGGCAACTTGGCTACCGGCGATGACGGGACTGTGGCGGTAGGGACTCGTTCTCTGGCGTTGACGGGCAATGCAGCATCTGGGGCTGTTGGAGCCGTTATTGGGGGCGCAAGCAAGGCTCTGACCGGGGTTTCAGCATCTGGGGCGGTTGGCACGGTTGTCCAGAGCGCACAAGTTGAACTGACTGGGAGTTTTGCATCTGGCTTCCCCGGCGGGGTCATTGTTCCGCTGAACAGCAACCAAGCGGATGGATCGGTTGGAACCGTTGTCAAAGAGGTGTCGATTTCCCTGACAGGCGTTTCAGCAAGTGCGGCGGTTGGAACAATGTCGATTGCGGCAAGGACATTTGCCCTGACAGGTGTAAACGCAACAGGATCGGTGGGCAGTGTGATTGCCGTCTACTGGAAGATCATAGATGACACGCAGATACCTTCGTGGCAAAATATCAACAACCCGCAGACACCGGGCTGGGGAGATGTATCAGATGTACAGACTCCAGCTTGGGAAGAAGTCGTAACTTGAGGTTTAAACATGGCAACAGCAGCAACATCACTATTGGGTTTGGCCCTTCCGGTCACGGGAGAGCTAAGTGGCACATGGGGCGACACGGTCAACAACAGCATCACGGCGCTGTTGGACACGGCTATTGCAGGCACAACCACCATCACCTCTGATGCGGATGTAACGCTCACCACTACAACCCTTGCGGCCAACACATCACGGCAGGCTGTTCTCCTGTGGACGGCCAGCGGGACAGCTACCCGCACCATCACGGCCCCGGCTCAGTCCAAGATATACATCGTCATTAACAAGACAGGTAGCACCCAGAGCATCAAGCTGGTGGGCGTAGGCCCAACCACCGGGGTCACCATTGTTGCCAATGAATACGCAGTTTGTGCATGGAACGGCACTGACTTCATTAAGATCAGCAACACCAACGGGGCGGTATCGTTTACCACCCTGACCGCAACGGCTGACTCCAGCTTTACCTCCACGGGTGCGTTGACGATCAGCAAGGGAACGACTGGGCAACAGCCCGGCTCGCCTGTAACGGGCATGATGCGGTACAACAGTACCACCAACCAGTTTGAAGGCTACAGCGGGGCATCTCCTGCTTGGAAATCAATTGGTGGATCGGCTCTTAGCAACGACACCAGCACCGCAAGCAACTTGTACCCAGTGTTTGCCGGGGCAACGACAGGCACGGCAGAGAACCTGTACACCGGGAATGCCTATTTGCTGTACAAGCCCTCCACGGGTGAATTGCAGGCCAGAGTGCCAGTGGCAAGCAACGGGATTGTGGTAAACAGCCAAACAGTGGCTACCAGCTACACAATTGCGGCAGGGTTCTCAGGTATGTCGGCAGGGCCGATCACCGTGTCGAGCGGTCAGGCGGTTACTGTTTCCAGCGGCTCACGCTGGGTAATTCAATAAGGATTTAATATGGCAAGCGTTGTTGTAAATGGAGATACATCAGGGGCTGTAACCCTGACCGCACCAGCAGTGGCTGGCACTGTGACTGTGACTTTGCCGTCCACATCGGGGGTTATGGCTGTTGGCGGCGGGACGATCACCACCCTTACCACCACAAGCGACATCACGGTTCAAGGGGTCACCGTAGGCCGTGGCGCAGGTGCTGTATCCACCAACACTGCGGTGGGTGCAAGTGCTTTGGCGGGTTCAAACACGGGCATAAACAACACAGCAATTGGCTCGTCTGCTCTTGTGTCAAACACATCGGGAAATCGCAATGTTGCCGTTGGGTCAAGTGCTTTAGCAAGTAACACTACAGGTGTTGAAAATACTGCTGTTGGGCATGATGTTGCGTCTGGAAACACAACGGGTTCATACAATGTGGCGTTTGGAAGAAGCGCAATGTCTTCCAACACTTCTGGTTCATATAATTCTGCAATTGGATTTTCGGCGCTTAACTCCAACACCACCGCCTCTTATAGTACCGCAGTAGGCTATCAAGCGCTTAAAGCAAATACTACTGGCGCAGAAAACACGGCTGTTGGAGGAAATGCAGGATTAGCCAATACAACAGGTTCATATAATTCTGTTTTTGGTACAGCATCTTTTGTTTCAAACACATCAGGTGCAAGTAACACAGGCGTTGGACATGGTACTTTAGGCTCTAACACAACAGGCTCAACCAACACAGCCGTTGGTCGTGATGCACTCCAAGCCAACACCACAGCCTCTAACAACACTGCTGTAGGTTATCAGGCGG